CCCTTGCGGGTTTTGACCGGCGGCTCGGGCTCGTCGCCCGGGGGTGGGGGTGGAGGTGGGGGGATTATAGGGGGGGATAGGGGTGCAGGGGAAAGGGGGGGAACAAGGGGGGCGGAGGCGGGGGCGGGGGTTGTCCCGGTGTCCGGTGGACTTTCCGCCGGAACTTCCTGCCCGTCCGCTTGCCCTCCGGTGGACGCCAGCGCACGAGCGCGGGCCTCGGCCCTCATCTTGGCCTTGCGGTCCCGGTCATAGGCGCGGCGCTTGTCCGCTGCCGTGTCCGGTGGACTGTCCGGTGGAACTGCATCATTGTCCGCACGGACAAGCCGGACACATGCCAGAGCATTGAGGACGGTGGTGTCATCCATCCCGGCGGCTCGCATGGCCGCAATCGTGGCCGCGAGGTCGATCACGGTCTTGCCTCCGGGGTGGTCTGTGATATGGTCCCGCCCATCGGACAGGTTCTCCTTTCAAGGTGTTCGATCATGGGGCCGGGATGTTGCAGGCATCGCCGGTCCCTTCCTTTTCGGCCTCACCGCTTCCGGTTGTCAATGCGGCGCTTGATACTCTCGACCCAACGGGCGGTTATGAACATCATGGATTGTGGATAGCGCGAGCGAATCAGCCCGGCGATGTGCGGGGGGGGGGTGCAGTCTTTCCAGTACCGCTCGACCATCGCCTCGACCTGCTGGTCGGTGAGGCGCTGCATGATGACCGCCTCCTCGTTCTGCATGGACCTTATGCCGTTGGAAGGGCGGGCCGAGGTATTACGGTCGGGGCTCTGGGTAATACCGGTCATAGGCTCATACCTCGGGACTTTCGGGACCATCGAACTTTGCACTTTCATCGCCCCACACCTCGTTGCCCGGCCATGCCTCACGAGCGAACAACTCGCACCGGAAGGCGCGGGGCGTCAAGGCCTCTACCATGGAGCGCATCTCCGGGGGCTTGCGCGAGTGTTCCCGGGCTACGGCATCGAGGACGTTGAGGATGTTCCGGGGCTGTCCTTGGGGCTCGCCTATGCGGCCAATGAGGAACGGCTCGCACCCCGAGCGCAAGGTGTAGCCAGTGCCCCACCTGATTTTCCCGTAGGGGGTGCGCTTAATCCACGAGCCGCCGGTGACGTGCTTAAAGCCCCATGCTTCCATGAGGCGGACGGCAAAGGGGAGCCGGGGCCATATGGCCCACATGACGAGGAGGCAGTCTCCCCCGGCCAATTGTGAGACCGGCAGGGACAGGAGGGTCTCGTCATCCATGGTCTGGTAGTGGGCCTCGGGGCTCTTGCCGTAGCCCTTCTCGGAGCGCATCTTGTAGGACCAAGGTGGGTCTGCGAGGATGGCTCCGTACTTGAGCGGGGTGAGGTGGCCGAAAGGCCAATCAGTTTGCATTGAGGCTTTCCCCGGCCCGCTCTTTGCGCTTGCGGACCAACTGCGCATGGCCCGAGAACATGGCATTCCAGAGTTCATCCGGCAGGCCTTGCGAGAATATCTGCTCGCCATCGACCTCCAGAATGAGGTGGATTTTGTCGCAGTCCGGGCACAAGCCTACAAAGACTTGCAGGTCCACGGTGTCCTTGTTTCCTTCACGCATTGCCCGGCTCCTTGAGATAGACCTCGACCAATTCGGAGATGAGCCGGGAGGCGGAGACCTGCTTGGCGTCGGCCATCATCTGGACCTTGAGCCATACCGAGGCCTTGAGCCGGACAGGGGTGACCACCTTGCCGCCGTCGTCAGGGGTGCGGGGTTGCGGGACGCGCCGCGGGAGTAGGGTTCTGGGGGAGATGGTGGTCACGGCTTGGGCTCCACGGCGGGGCGGTAACACTTGGCAGACTTGTCATAAATCGCGGTGTTGGGGAAATGCTCTCCGAACAGCTTCATGTCGGCAGAGGCTTGCGGAGTGGAGAGCCGGAACTTTCGCATGATGTGCTGCCGGTTCACGTAGCCGTAAATGTCCAGCATCTCGGCAATCCAGTTTAGGCGATACTCTTGCGCCCATGTCAGACTTTCGGTCATCGGTTCTCCCTCACAAAGTCGTCATGTGTCTTTTCGGCAGCCCGGAATAGCGGGCCTTGCCTCGTCTGGAATGCCGGGTCGATGGTGCAGACTCCATAGGTCATGATGCCGCAGGCGTCGGCCTCGTTATCGTTGTCGGTCGTCCAGCCCCGGAGATTGCATTGGGCGATGGCCGCGTCCTTGAGCATCTTCCTCCAGACCGCGGGGTTGATGCCGTCCGGCTTGGGCATGGCGCCCAGGAACACCGCTCTCCAGTCTCTCGGGGAAACGGAAAAGAATTCGACCGGCTGCCCGCGGCGGGTGAGGAGATGGGCCACGATGGCCGCCTGCCCGATGAGTCCGATCGAGGCAATCATCTGGGTCAAGGTCTCCTCGTGCTTGTGCTTGAACCGGGTGTCCTCAATGAACAGGTGGGTGACGGCGAGTTCGGTGCAGAGCTTTCCCAGCCACTCGAACCATTGCCAGAGGTACATGCCCTCGTCGTCACCCCATGGGGGAAGGCGGAACAAGCCATAGGTCGGCTTGCTCTCGCCCTCCCGGTAGTGTGCCCAGGCTGTTTGCGTCATGGACGCATCGAGCCCCAGAACGGAATAGGTCACGCCTTCACCTTGTCATCTAGGAGGGTGAAGGCCACGCGCTGCATGTCGGCAAGGTGCCGGTTGATGGCACCGATTTGCTCCTCTGTCGTGTAGCCGTTCGGGCGAACGCCGGCTTTCCAAAAGGCGTCCATAAGGGCCTGCACGAGACCGCGGTCCACGTTGGTATTTTCGGGAGTTAGGGCCATGGGCTCTTGCTCGACAAGTTGGAGAACAAGGGCATGTTGAGTCCTCGTGGGCTCATCGGTGCGGGCTGCGAGGGTATAGGTGTTGTCACTGAAATTGTATTGATAGATGGCAGACCAGTTCACGGTCGTCTCCTATGGAAGGGGGCCGGGGGATGCCCGGCCCGCTGAGTCTATTCGGTAGAGGTCACGCCTCAGCCATCTCCTCGGCGTCCTCGTTCTCCTCCTCGCCCTCGTCCTCGGGCTCGGCCTTCTTGGCCTTGGCTTTCGCCTTGGCCTTGGCCTCTTTTTCCTTCTGCTTCTTTGCCATCATGGCCTCCTCCAGATGGCGCCGGAGGACCTCCTGCCCCTTGTTCCAGCCCTTGAGCCGGGCCTTTCCGATGGGGTTGGAGGTGTCGTAGCGGTCGCCCTTGGCGGTGACGCCTTCGAGGCCGTCCTCGTAGCCCTCGCGCTCGGCCTTCTGGACATCGCTCTCCTCTGCATCGGCATGGGCGAACAAGTCGCCCTGCACCACGCCGGGGGAAATCCCCATCCAGGAGGCATAGGTGGCCTTGCGGAGGATGGTGGCCTTGACGGTCTCCGGCTCCTGGTCCTGCATCCGGAGCATCTCGTCCATGTCCCGGAGATTGATGCCGGCATCCTGTGCCTCGCGCCGGGCCGTCTTGAGGGTTTTCTTGACGGCATCGACGGCAGCCTGTGCCTTCTTGATGCGGCCTAGATGGATGCGGAACACGTCGCCGGTGAGCATGTTTCCGCCGGTCGGCATCTGGGTCTGGTCTTTGTGGACATGAGGTTTCTTGAGAGTAGCTGATCGTACCACTGGTTTTGCCTCCATTGTGGTGATGTGTGAACCGGCGCAACGTATGCCTGCGACAAATGGCCGTCAATGAATTTTGTTGACATGAATGTCGCAGTCACCGAAATTCTGGGGCATCTCGTGAAAGGAGAACCCATGACCACCATCCCCAACAAGATCGAGGACGGCATCTATTTTGGTATGCCTGCCGCGGTTTACCACGCCGCTCCCCATGCTGGCTCCGGCGGCATCAAGCAGCTTTACTCCAGCCCGCCGGACTATTGGTTCGATAGTCCCATGAACCCGCTCCGGGAGCCGGAGGAGGAGAGTTTCGCCCTCCAGTTCGGCGCGGCCCTCCATGACCGCATTCTCTACGGCGAGGAGTATTTCAAGAAGCACTACCAGCCCATCCCCGGCGGAACCAAGTCGGGCGAGGTCTCGGCCGATGAACTCAAGACATGGCTTGCCGAGCAAGGGTGCAAGCCCGCCAAGTCGAAGGCTGACAACGAGCGCATGGTGAAGGAGCAATTCGGCGTGACCCTCGTGGCCGAGAAGCAGTTCGAGAAGATCATGGTCTCGGCCCAGATGATTACCAAGAACCCAAACCTTGCCTCGGCTTTCATCGGCGGCTTCCCGGAGGTCTCGATCTTCTGGCACGAGGATGGCGTCCCCTGCAAATGCCGCCTCGACTACATGAAGATGGCGGCCACGGTGGACCTCAAGAGCTTCCGCTCCAAGGAGCGCATCCGCACCCTTGACGAGACCATCCTGCAAGACCTGTTCAACTATCGCTATGACATGCAGATGGCCCACTACACCGCGGGCCGGGAAGCTGCCCGGGCGCTGTTCGACGGGGGCAAGGTGTTCGTCGTGGACGGGGCCGCCCGGCCGGATGACGCTTGGCTCAAGAAGGCCCTCGCCTCGGTGCCGCATTGGGTGTTCGTGTTCTACAAGGCCGACGGGGCTCCCATCTCCAAGAGCTACCAAATCCCCTACGGGAGCCCGGCCCACGAGACCGGCAAGTTTGCCCGGGGCCTCGCCATCACCCACTACCGGGACAACTTCGAGAAGTTCGGCACCGACCCATGGGTCAACATGGACGAGCCGTTCCAGATCGCCGAGGAAGATGTCCCCAAGTGGCTGTGACACTCGACCACATGGACAACCGCCGGGGGCTTTGAGAGCCTCCGGTCAATCTTTTAGTCAATTTTCGAGGAGATTTTAGTATGGCTGCAACCAAGGAAAAGCCCCAGACCATGAACCCCGCCCCGGAAATCGCCCCGGGCAATGTGCCCGCGCTGGCAACCGGGCAGAAGGTGGGACAGCACCTCAGCCTTTATGCCGGGCGCGTCATGCCCGCCACCTTTGGCGAGGTGATCGAGTTCTCGCAGATGATGTGCAAGGGTGGCCTATCCATCCCGGCCCATCTCCGCAACAATCCCGGGGCCTGCCTCCGGGTGGTGCAGCAGTCCATGGCTTGGGAGATGGACCCTTGGGCCGTGGCCTCCAAGACCTACAGCGTCAACGACATCCTCGCCTTTGAGGCGCAACTGGTCTCCGCCGTCATCAAGCGGTGGGCTCCCATCAAGGAGAAGGTCATCCCCTACAAGTTCACCGGCGAGGGCGGGGAACTGCAATGCTCCATCACCGTGCATCACGCCGAGACCGGCGAGGTGATCGAATACACCTCTCCGAAAAAGAAGGAGATTACCCCCCAGAACTCGCCCCTCTGGAAGTCGGACCCCCAGCAGCAGCTTTCCTACTACACCATCCGCGCCTTGGCTCGGCGTCACTTCCCGGAAATCCTCCTCGGCGTCTATGACCGGGAGGAGGTCATGGCGATGAAGGACATCACGCCGGAGAAGGGCGTGACCAACTTCCTGAATGACGAGAACGCCGAGGAACACCAGCCGGAGGAGCCCAAGGAGGCGGCCGTCGAGGGCGAGGTCCTGCCGCCTGCCGAAGGGCAGAATGACGAGCGGAAATACAAGCCCGGCGACGAGGTGACCATCGTGCCGCCCGAGACCCAAGCGGCCAACATGCTCAAGTATATCGGGCAGGAGACGAGCGCGAAGGCGTTGGAGGAGTGGGGCCGCCTCAACCGTCCCGACATCGGCAAGCTGCCGGATGCCATCCGCAAGGGGGTCAACGAGGCCTATGACCTGAAACTTGACGAGTTGGATTTTTGATGCGGGCGGCGGCGGTCATCTTGTGCGGTGTCCTCTTGGCCTCTTGCGAGGAGAGCGCCCCGCCTAAACCTCTTTCTGCCTGTGAGCGCGAGAGGCAAGACGAGATGGCGCGGTGTGGCCTCTACCTCGCCATCGGCTACAGGATGATGTGGGCTCTCTGCATGAACCAAGCGAACCACGAGTGCCCGGAGGACAAGCGATGACCCGGCCCAAGGTCCCTAAACACAAGAGGATGAAGCCGAGCGGCAAGGAGCCCTCGCACCTCGACCTCATCCGGCAACTGCCGTGCCTACTCTCGGGGAGGCCCGCTGAGGCGGCCCATATCCGCTACGCTGATTCCGCCCATGGGAAGGCGATAACGGGTATGGGCCGCAAGCCGGAGGACAAGTGGACCGTGCCCCTCTGCCCGGAACTGCACCGGCTCCTCAAGGGATGCCAGCACGACTCCGACGAGGTGGCATGGTGGGCGCAATTCCGCATTGACCCGCTCGCCGTGGCGAAGGAACTGCACGGCAAGAACCTCGTGATGATGCGCCGGGTGATCGAGTTCCGCTCGCCCGGCTCCCATGAAATCAAGGCCCGAGTGGCCGCCATCCTGAAAGGAGCAAAGTGATGTCGAACCCTGCAATGGAACAGCCGACCGAGGGACAGGCCGAGAGCCTTAAGGACCTCCTCAACTCCATGAGCGCGATGCGCGAAAAGAGCGCCCGCGTGAGCGACATCATTGGAGACCTCCGCCGGGAGTTGAACAATGCCTCTGTCCTCCTTGGGCAGTTGCGGGATGTCATCGGCCCGCAGGCCTACAGCTACGGGCAACACCGGTGGCAGGAGACCATTAACCAGCGGATTGCCGACATCCAGAAGGTCCTCAAGTGACCATCTCCGACGACTACCTCACCAAGATCATGAAGCCCGCGACACCCTGACACATTCCGCCCGGCATAGAGCCGTGCATAAATCCGGGCATTAAATCGGAAAGGCAATCACAATGGGAACACTGAAAAGCACTCTCACCCTCAAGGCGCGAATCGAAATTCACGAGAAGCTCAAGGAGGTCATCCTCCCCCTCGGGGACGGCACATGCACCTACAAGGATGGCTGGAATGACCGTCTCGTGGCGGAGCATTTCAAATGCGTTGCGAACAACGTGGCCGGGGTGCGCCGTGAGATGTTTGGCGACCTCAAGAAGGCCACCACCACCGCCGCCACTGGCATCGAGGAGCGCCTCACCCAGATCGAGGACTTCCTCACTTCCAAGTGGCCGGACTGGAAAGGCCACCTCGACCCGGACCTCTTTTCCAAGGGGGGTAAGTGATGACCCCTTGGATTTTGTGCGGCATCCTCTACGTCCTCGGGGCCATCATTGTCTTTGAGGACATGAGAGCCGCCGACCTTTTTGAGCCGGAGATAAGCCGCGCCTTTCGCGCTTCCGCCTATCTCATCGCCGTCGGCATCTGGCCCATCCTCGTTGCCGTCATCCTCGCCAACTTCATCATCGAAAAGATCAGGAGCCGTTCGTGAAGATCATCCAGCTACAGGCCTCGAACTTTAAGCGCCTCAAGGCCGTGAGCATCACGCCGGAGGGCGAGATTGTTCAAATCTCCGGCAAGAACGGGCAGGGGAAATCCTCGGTCCTCGACTCCATTTGGGCCGCCCTCGGCGGTGGCGATGCCTTGCCCAAGGTGCCCATCCGCAAGGGAGCGGAGGCGGCCGTCATCAAGGTGAACCTCGGCGAGTATGTTGTCACCCGTAAGTTCACCGCCAAGGATGACGGGGATTTCAACACCTCGCTGGTGATCGAGGCCACCGACGGCGTGAAGGTCAAGAGCCCCCAGACCATGCTCAACGAGTTGGTGGGGAAATACTCTCTCGACCCGTTCGAGTTCATCAACCTTACCCCCAAGGGGCAGTTCGATGCACTCAAGGTCCTCGTGCCCGGGCTCGACCTCGCCGACATCAAGGCCAAGAATGACGCCGACTATGAGCGCCGGACGGCCGTGAACCGCAAGGCCAAGGAGGCGACCGCCGCGGCCGCGGCCGTGGGGGCGAAGGATGGCCCGCGGGTGAGGCGGGTGGACGTGGCCGACATCACCGCCAAGATTGCCAGCGCCTCCGAGGTGAATGACGGCATCCAGCGCCGGGCCGCGAACCGGCAGAAGGCGCGTGACGAGGCGGCCAACTACCGCAACATCATGCTCAAGCATGACGCGCAGATTGCAACAGCCCAAGCCCAGATTATCGAGTTGGAGGACCTCATTAAGAGGTTGCGAGCCGACAACCTTGGCCTCGACAAGGCCGCGACCGAGTTGGAGGTGAAGCTGGAGACCGCCGAGCCCCTGCCCGAGAAGGTGGACACGGCACAGCTTGCCGCCGACCTTGCCAATGCGAACGCCATCAACGCCGAGGCCGACAAGCAGGAGCGCCGCGATGCCCTCCTCAAGGACGCCGAACGCTACGAGACCGAGGCCAAGGCCCTCACCGAGGCCATGGAGGCGCGGGAGGAACACAAGCGGGCGGCCATCGCCGCGGCCAAGTTCCCCGTTCCCGGGCTCTCTCTGGGTGACGAGGCCGTCCTGATCGACGGGGTGCCGTTCGATCAGGCCGCCGCCTCCCAGAAGATCAGGACCTCGGTGGCGCTCGCCATGGCGATGAACCCCAAGGTCCGGGTCATCCGCATCATGGAGGGCTCCCTCCTTGACGAGGACGCGCTCAAGATCGTCGCCGACATGGCGAAGGACCAAGACTTTCAGGTCTGGGTCGAGACCGTCTCATTCGACGGCTCCGGCCCCGGCATCATCATCGAAGATGGGCACATAAAGGAGAATTGATATGCTCGTAGATACCACAGAACTCGCCGCCAAGGCGAAAGACCTTGGCGGGCAGGCGGCTCGGATTGACGCGCAGGCTCGCGCCATCCGGGACTCCCTCAAGGACTTCAAGGACTGGACGGCTAAGGCGGTCGCCGAGGCCACCGAGGTCCACGAGGCGGTCAAGGCCAAGCTGGACGAGGACCATGCCACCCTCCTCGCCAAGATTGCCGAGATGTCCGGGATGCTGGACGACATCATCGGCAAGCTGGAGGGCTCCGCCAATGGCTAAGTCACGTTTCTCACGCATCACCGAATCCCCGACCAAGAGCGAGGAGGCCCGAAAGCTCTTGCAGGAGGCCCTCGCCAAGTCAGGGGAACTCGTCGCCTCTCTGGAGGGCCGCCTCAAGGTGGCGACCGCCGAGAAGGAGGAGATGGGGGCCGACCTCAAGAGGACGCATTGCTACTGGCAGGAGGACCGGGAGGAACTCAATAAGGTCAGGGCCGAGCGGAATAACTACCGGGATGCGGTCGATCATCTCAACATGAAGGTCGGCGGCATCCTTGAGGAGCGGAACAATTTCCGCGACCAACTCAACCGCGCCCTCGGCTGGATTGACCATGCCCGAGGCTTTGGGCCGGGGGACGCCGAGGAGCAGGGGGCAGACTTTGCCGAGGTCCCGGACTTTAACCGGGCGCGGCGAGCCGACAAAGGAGGCCGCCTTGGCTGACATCGCAACCGCCATCTCCCACGACAAGAAGCACATGGCTATCACCATCATTTCGGAGCCGGGCAATGAGACCACCATTGTCCTCAGCGCCGAGGAGGCGGAGACGGTCATCACCCAGATCGGCCGGGTCCGGGCCGAGATGGAGCCGCCGGTCATCAAGAAGGTGGACGCCACCCCGATCTTCCGGGATGTCACCCGGGAAACAGTGTTTCACGTAAATCGGGAGCATGTGATGGCGAAGGAGTTCTTCATCGCCGCCCGTCACCCGGGCTTTGGCTGGCTCGCCTTCACCCTTGGCCCGGAGACCGGCATCCTGCTCTCCAACTTGATCTTGAGGCAGGTCGAGGCCATAACCCCGAAGATTATCAAGCCTCCGTCCGGCTTGATCACCTGAATCGGGGAGGGCTCATCACCCAAACCCCGGTGGCCGGGAGGGCGCGTAGCCGAGGCCTCGTCAACCTCGGTGGCATCGGTCCCTCCCGGTCCCCCTTCACCTCAACAGGAGACCCCATGAAACTCATCCCCATCGCCGCAATGTGTGCCATTTTGGCAACATGCCCTGCAATCGCTCAGGATGCTCCTACAGCGCCTTCCGCTGTTCCGGCGGCTGACCCCCTCTGCGACAACCTCAAGGACGTTCCCAAGGGCAAGGGGGTGCTGCTGATGGCCCTCCGCGACCGCACCCTCGAAATCCCCTACTCGACCGCCGTGGCCTGCGAAACCGAACGCTGCCGCCTCAAGGCGCTCGGGGTAGCCGGGCAATGTGTCTGGGTGAGATAGCATCCCGAGCGAAAGCAACCAAAGTCGAACCCGGAAACGCTGGGGCCATGGGTCCCGTAAGACTGAACAACGACCGGGCTGGGTTGCGAGTAGGCGGAGCAGGGGCCGCGGTTCCCCTGCACCCCGGATGCCGGTTTTAACAGTTGGGGTTGAAAGCAAAGGCCGGTGTAGGGGGAGGTTAAATCGACCTCCCCGCATTTATTTTCCGGACATGCAGGCCTTGGCCTCGGGGCAGTTCCGGAAATACCGCTTCACGGAGTCGAGCTTGATCTGGTTGGCCTCGCTCAAGGCGTCGATTTCCGCGCCCGAGAGGGAGAACTTGCAGTCCGGATAGAGGGTCCTCTTGATGACCGGGCAGGCATCCCCGGCAGGAGGGGCCTTTCCTTCGCAATTCTTGAGCCCTGTAGAGGTTGCCGCGAGGAAGGCGAGGGCAAAGGCTGTCTTAATCACAGGTCACTCTCCAGCGATTTACGGCGCTCCTCAGGGGTGGCTTTGTGAGCCTCCTCGACCGCCTTGTCAGCAAGGCCGAGGGACCGCTGGAGTTGGGCGGCCTGGGCGGACATGGCTTTCTGGTAGCCGATGCCCTCCCAGGTCTTTCGGTCAACGTAGCCCGTCACCCAATTCACGAACCTCATGGCGAGGAGGGCAAGCTGGAGGAGGGCTACGGCTTCTTTCACGGCGCGGCCACCTGTTCCGGTGTCACGGTGCCGGGGACGGACTTGGGGTTGTCAGCCGGGACCACAACGGCGGTCGAGCCGAACAGGCTTGCCAGCTTGGGGCCGGGCCGGGTCAGCTTACCAACGAGGGCGAGCGCACCGAACACGCCACCGGCAGCGATGGCGATGTAGGCGACCCATTCAGCCGGGAGAAAGTCGATTTGGCATGTGGCGACAAAATCGCTCGCACCCGGGGCACACCCGAGGGCGGTCAGGAAAGCGGCAACCGTCGTGAGGATGGCGGTGATTGTTCCGAGGATGTTCGTGAAGTTCATGGGGTGGGTTCCCTGTGTTATGCCCGGGGCCGCCGGGCGCGGTCCTTATGCCTCATTTTGGCTGAGACTGCCAGAGGCCCCCAGCTTGACCACTCGGACGTTGCCGGGCATGGCAATTTTCCACCTGCACCGGCGAGCCTGTAGCAGGCGACTCTTGGCAATGCGCTTGATGGTCACCCGGTCGGCCTGATTGCCCCCGAGAACATGGTAGGCCGTGGCATCCTCCCCCACATAGAGGCCGACGTGCCCCTGATAGCCCGAGGGATTCTTGCCCCTCCAGAAAACCAGCACATCCCCCAGCATGGGGGTCTCGGCTTTGACGCCGAAGGACTGCCAGTTGCGGGCGAGCAACGGGTTGACCGGCGGCTCCCAGCCAGCTTGGAGCGCGGCATAGGCCATGAACAGGCCGCACCATGCCGTGCTGTCAGCCTTGTAAATCTTGCCGAGGCCGGTGGACTTGGCCCATGCGAGGATGGACGGGTTGTTTGCCGGGCCGGGTTTCTCGGCAGTGCCGTACAGCGAGAGCGCCACGGCGAGGAGGCGAGGGCTGCCCTCTTTGGCGAGCCATGCGTATTGCTTGGGGAGGGTCATGTTGGTCCTTTCAAGAGCCACGGGGAACGAAAGCGCAGCGGGGCTGCCCCTTCCAGATGCAGAGGACGGGCCGCCCGAGCCGGTCCTCCGTGGGGAACACGCTGCCGGGCGGGAAGTAGAAGCGGCCATAGTTCACGCCGCCCTTGTTATCCTCGGTGTAGGCATCGAACTCGACCGGCTGGCAGTCCCCTGACTTGCCCCCGGAGCAGCACGATTGCCCGCGCTCGTTCATCTTGAACTGGAGCCAATCGTGGTTCTCGTGATCTTGAGCGAGGGCCGGGGCAGAGAACAGGGCGAGGAGGGCGAGCCATTTCATCGGGGGCCTCCACAGACAGGGCAGATGATTTCGATTTGAGGTGCGATGGCCTGCCTCACAGTTGGGCCGCTCCACGCCGCAAGTGCAATCCCGACTATGGCAGCGGCAACCTCCAACATCACTCGCGTTGTCATGGTTTCCTCCAAGGGAACGGAAAAGATGGGTCCTCACTCCAGCGCCGCCACCACAAGAGGACGCCCTCAGCGGCATACACACCTCCGAGAGCCACCGCTCCGATGACGCCGCTTTTTACGGACTCCCCTGTAAATGGGGTCACAATCTCAAGAGCCCGGTAAACCGCCGGGCCGAACAGAAACCCGGCGATGCTCGCAGCGAGGAAATGGCGGACGGCAATGCGCGGGTGTTGCCACGCGACCATGACTTGCAGGGCCGCCCCCGAGACGGCAGAGACGAGGATGGCCGCGTTTTCCGCCGCCCATTGTTTAAGTTGATCTACTGCCATCTTGTCCCCCTCTCTTTGTGGGGTTGCTGAAAAGGCAAAGGTGGGCAATTACGGCACACCGTAAACTGTCCATTGGTAAGCAACGGCGCCGTTTGATGAATCAAACCTGAGATGAGTTGTCACCCCAGTTTCGCTAGTCTCCGTTCCGCCAGAGCTGAAAGGAGAAGAACTGCCAGTGCTGCCATCAACGTCATGGGCCGCCACCATGCTGGGTGTGATCGTCTTGTCTGTCGCAGCTAGCCCGGTCCCGGAAATTTCGACAGAGCCAAGCGACATAGAGAATTGGGAGCCTGTCGCATTGAGCAAAACAGCCGTCCCAAACGTCGTTCCATCGTCAGAGACAGCAACGGTTGCGTTTCCCGCTGCACTCCTGAACACCGATCCGACTAGAACGATCTTTGAGTAGGTGCCACCCAAAGCAAGGTCAACGTCGGTTGTGGTGCCAGCGACTTGCCCAATATACACAAGGCCTGTGGAGTTTGCGGCAATCGCAGCGGCCACCCCGGCGGATGTAACGCACCGGGTTGTGTCTGTCCCGGTCTCGGCCTCGGTAGTCGTTGCAAGTTCACACGCCCCCTGCGCTGTCTCGGAAGCTGCCGGGAGGCGAGCGGCCTCAAGGGTGCCCGAGGAAAAGAACGAGGTCGCGCTATCGCCGGTGAGGGCCGCGCCCGCCTCTGCATCGCCTGCCGCATAGCTGCCGGTCGTGTCAGACCCGAGGGCTACAGCGTTGGCGGCAATGGTGACCGCCCCGGTCGTGGTGTCGATGGTGGCATCCCCCGAGGCGGTAAAGCCATCGAAGGCCCCGGCGTTGTTCCATTGGATTTGTCCGTTGGTGCCGCCCGGGGAGCCGCCGCCACCGCCGCCGCCGCAAGACTGCCACGCAATCGCTGGGCCTGTGCTTTCGTATGTCAGGCAAAATTCATCGGTGGCCCCTGATACATCAAGCCCCAAGGCCCCGGACGACAACGCAAGGCCGAGCCCGGTGAGGTCTGAAACCGTGTCCGAGCCGAGGGTGAAATTGGTGGTGAATGTCGGGGCGGTCCCGAACACAAGAGCCCCGGAGCCCGTCTCGCCGGTAACTGCCGAGGCGAGGTTTGCGCTGGAGGGGGTTGCGAGCCATGCGTCCACGCCGGTCCCGAGCCCGGTGATGCCGGAGATGGGGAGCCCGGTGGCATTGGTCAGGGTGAGGGCCGAGGGGGTCCCGAGGTTCGGGGTTGTCAGGGTTGGCGAGGAGGCCCGCACCACCGCGCCGGTGCCGGTGTTGGCTGTGACGGCCACGCCTGCAATCGAGAAGTTGTTGCCAGCGCCAGCCGTGTCAAAGGTCTTGTTGGTCAGGGTGTCAGTTGTGGCCTTGCCGACGAGGGTGTCGGTGGCCGCCGGGAGCGTGAGCGCCGTGGTGCCTGCCGTGGCCGTGGCTGCAAGGGTGGTTGTGCCGGAGGTCGAACCGGCGAAAGTAATACCAGCGCCCGGGGTGGTAATACCGGGGCCGGAAAAGGTGCCTCCGGTGACAGTCTTGCCGGTGAAGGTGAGGGCCGTGGGCAGGGAGAGAGTTGGGGCTCCTGCCACGCCATCCCCGTTTGCCACGGTGATCTCGTTGGCCGTGCCGGTGATGGCCCGGGTGAGGGCGGTGTCGGTTGCCGAGCGGACCACAATGCCGGTGGTCGAGAGCCCTTCATAGGCGGCAAGGTCATTTGCCAGCGCAAAGGTGGGAGCGCCGGAGACGCCATCATTGTTCGAGATGGTGAGACCGGCAGCCGGGGCGGTGAGGCTCCGCTGGACCCATGTGTCGGTCCCGGAGCGCACGGCAAAGCCAGTGCTTGCCAGCCCCTCCAGTGCGGCAAGGTCATTTGCGAGGGCGAGTGTCGGGTTGCCCGAGACGCCGTTGCCATTGGAGACCGTGATGCCCGCCGCCGGGCCTGTCAGCGTCCGGCCTGTGAACGTGTCCGCCGAGGTCTGGGTCAGGAGCCCGTTGGTGTTGAAGGCGGCCCAAGCGGTGAGGGTCGCGTCAAGGGGTTGCTTCTCGGTGTCGAGTTCATTGATGGCCGCCTGCACGGTCGAGGCCGCGATGTTGCCCGCCCCGGTGTTGGTGATCTGGGTGGCCGTGGGGACTGCCCAAGTCAGGGCCGCGCTTGACCGCTGGAGGAATTGACCATCTGCCGAGGCGGCGATGTCCGCCACGTTGCCGGTCGAGTTGGCCGAGCGCCCGATGACGGAGGTGGCCGTCCCCTGCCGGAGTTGCGCGTTGCCGATGCCGTTGGTGGTGACCGAGAGACCATAGGAGCCATTCGCGCCCCCGTCCGTCCCTGTGATGGTGGTGCCGTCCGGGGCGATAGCCCTTTCAAGGGCAAGGGATGCCGTGGTGCCGACCGTCAAATAGGGCACGGCAGCGGGAGCCGCGCCTGTGCCCGGGGTGCCCATAAGCAGCCAGCGGGTGTTCGAGGCCTTGTAGGAGAGGATGTAGCGAGCCCCGGCCACGATGTCCCCGGACCCGAGGGCCGTGGTGCCGTCCAGTTGGTAAAGGCTCCGGGCGGTGGTGCCGTCCAGCTTGAAGGTGGCCGCGCCGGTGATGGTGTTGGCAGCGGTGAACACTACCATCTGCCCATCTGTCAGGGTGGTGACCACCGGGGCGCTCGTGACCTCGATGTCGTTGGTCCCGGAGACCGTGGCCGCAATGGCGAAAGCCTTGGTGGCAAGGTCGCCGATTTCCTCGGTGCAGTTGGCAAAGCCCGTGGCCGTGGTGGTCGAACCCACCGTGTAATTGCAAACCCGGTCAACCGCCGAGTGGGCATTGATGGCCGAAAAGACCAGCGCCACGATGGCAGCGGAAAGTGTGGCCGAGATGAATTTCAGGAGTTTCATGGTCCACCTTAGAAGCTGGGGGTGACGATTCGCATTTCCGTACCGTTGAACTTGATGAGATACTCCAAGTTCGGGTCAAACTCACCAGCCGCCAACTCGTCCCCGTTGGGCTTGAGCAGGTTGACCAGCCCGCCCTCGCCGAAGTTCACATCTACCGGCCCGGTGTTGGCGTTGGCCGGGCGACCGGAGAAATACATGTTTGTGACGTAGCCGTCGATAGCCGGGGCGGTGTCTGCCGTGACCGTGTTGGTCCCGGCCACATTGGTCAGGCTGATAATGCCGTAGCCGGTGGTGACGGCAATGCCGCTCACCACATTGGTCACGCGGTCGGTGATTGTTGAAGCCATGGGTTACTCCATTCCTGCGAGGATGTCTGAAAAGTCGGCGTCCTTGCCATCCTCCAGAACACGGGCCTTTACGTCGGGCCACGCCTCTCGGACGGCTTCAAAGTCATATACCTTTTTCTTGACCATGCGGGCCTCCATCTCGTCGGCAAGTTCCGGCGAGGTGGTGCGGAGGTCCTCGTAGAGGGAGGCGGTCTCCATCAAGGTCTTTTGCTTCCAGCCCGGGACGCCCATGACCACGAGGGAATTGCGGGCCTCGATCATCTGGAGCCGGGCGAGGAACTCCTGCGCCATCTTGCGCTGGGTGGGATTGAGGGTGAGGGTGACCTGCTCCTCGTCGGTCGAGTCCTCGGAGGACACAACCTTGTTGCCCGCCAGTTCTTTGCGGAGGGCTGACATCACGGCGATGCTATCCTTGGCCCGCACGAGCGGATTGAGCCGCTCCACGTCGGGCTTGAAATGCGCCTGCATCAAAGCAAAGGCCTTTGTGTTCTCGTCTTTGGAGGCGAGCATCTGTTCACCGGCCCCGGGTGCGCCGTTCTCGGCAAGGTCCTGATAGGTCTTTGCCGCCTTGGCGAACTCGCCCGTGCTTTCCGAGACCAGCCCCCAGAATTGCATGGAGGAGGTGGAGCCCCGGGTCACGTCTCGCACAAAGCGGTTGGTCATGGCCCCGGAGAGGACCTCGACCTCGCTCCGGCCTTGAGCCCGGGCGCTGGAGGCGTCGGTGATGATCTTGCCCCATGATGCCCCCCAGCCCTGCAAGGCATGGTCAATCTTGGCCGGAGACACGTTGACCGCTCCCCCGAGGGCCTTGGCAATCTCGGAGGTCTGGGCGGTGTACTGCCGCCACGGCTCGAAGCCTGCGATGTCCGGCCCCACGATGTCGCGGCCGAGGCCGTCGCGGTTGTGCTTCAACTCGTACATGGTCTCGAACAAGGGGATGCCCATGGGCGGGGCCGTGACCTCGTAGAGCCCGGCATAGAACGACTCCATCGCCACCGGGTTGCCCTTGTAAACGCTCTCGAACGAGGCCTCCATGAGGTTCGAGACAAAGCCCAACTCGAAGGGCTTGGGGATGGCGTACCATTCCCCCGGCCCCTTCTTGACCATCCAGTGGGTGGCCTTGAGATAGTCGGAGATTTCCTCGTATTCCGGGTCGTCGCGGTAGAGGTAGGAGATGCCGAGGCCGAACATGCCGATGGCCGACATCTTGGCGAAGGCCGCGGCGCTCTGCTTCATGTTGGCCCTGTCTCGCGCCGAGAGGGGGCGGCCCTCCCGGTGGGTGACGTAGGGGGCGATAGCCTTCCTCCATGCGCCCTCGGCCGAGAGGGTGCGGAACGTCTTGTCGAGACCTTGCAGCGAGGCGTTGAGGAAGGTGACGAGGCGGCGAACCGCATGGGTCTGGGAGCCGTGGCGGCCGAAGTCGATGTAATCGCGGGCCTGATATGCAGCCTCGACCGCGGCCTCGTAGTCGGTGAGCCCGTCGCGCTTGGCCCTCTTGTAGGCATTGTCGAAGATGGCGAGGCGGGTGCCGGTTTCCGAGATGCCGGTGAACTCGGAGAACCCTTGGATGCCAGCGAACCGCTTGACGTTATAGCCCTTCTTGTTGAGGGCATTGATGTCGCGCTGTGCCCGGCCCTTGTCGAGCGAGGCCACGTTGCCGCCGCCCATGATGCCGCCGAAGGTGTTGTAGATGCGGGTGATCTCCCGCTGGGTGAGTTCGTCACGCATACCCTTCGCCCCGGAGATGAAGGGGATGTAGCCCCGGCCGGTGAGAACCCATGCGCTGATCTGGTCGCGGATGTAGTTGGCGAGAACGAAATGGGGCGCGGTGGTCACGCCATAGCGCACGATGGTCGAGGGGAGCGCCATGATGTTGATGAACAGGTTTCGCATTTCCTTGTTCATGCCAGTCATCGAGTCATAGAGGTCCCGGCCGAATTGCCCGTCGGCGAGGCGGTAGGCCTGCTTCTTTCCGTCCTTCCACACGTAGATGATGGGCTCGCCCTTTTCGTTGATGTCGCCCGCCCGGAACACCGTGCCGGTGGCTTCATCCCCGAGGAGGTCGTCGGCGAGGGTGGTGATCTGGTCGATGTCATCAGGCGAGAGCCCGACCTCCTTGGCGGCCGAGCGCAACACCTCGGTCACGCCGACCTTTGAGCCCTTGAGTTGGACGGAGGGGATTTTCTCCATGATGGCACCGCCGCCCGGGCCTGCCAGTTCGGCCACATTGGCGAGGGCGCGATAGACTTCATTCCGCTTGATGAGGGCATTGGTCTTGTAGGAGTCGGCGAGCATGGATTCGAGCGGGTTGATGACCGACCGCTTGGAGCCCTTGAAGGCCTTCATGATGGAGTTGCGGAGGGTCTTGTTGCCGCCGGTGCCAGCGCCCGCCTCCTTGTCGAGGTCCCGGAGGTCGCGCATGAGGGGCACGTAATCCTCGCGCTTGAGCAACTCCTCGTAGAGGTCCTGCCCGATGAAGCCCGCCTCGTATTTCTTGCGGAGCATGTTGCGGCCCCACTCGTAAACCATCTCGGCGGCCTGCACATAGTTCGGGTGAGCGGCCTCCAGTTCCTTGACCGTGACCTCGTAGTCGCCCCGGGTGAACTTGCCCGGCGGGTTGGGGATGTCGCCCGCCATGAAGCGGTAGTACTCTTTGATGGACCGGCGGGAGATGAGGTAGGCTGCGAAGTCTGCCATGGCCGTGTCATCCCAGCCGCGCCATTGAGCGCCGAGCGCCGTGGTGATGGCGTCGGACAGGCTCGCGCCCTCGGAGACCACCCCGCGATAGGGCACAACGCCGTGCATGGCATCGACATGACCGGCGGCATAGCTGTCAGCCGTGAGACGGGCGAGGCGGTAGGGGTCCTCGGAACTCTTGAGGTCGAGCGCCTTGCCGGTGCGTTTTTCGTACACCTTCATCAGTTCATCGAGCGCCCGGTTGATGGGATTGAGCTTGTCGATGACCGCGGTGTAGGCCTTGGAGGCGAACTCGCCGAGGGCTTCCCGCGGGCCACCGGCCTCGGCCACCGCTTCGGCGATGGCGTTGCCCTTCCGGGAGGAGACCACATCCGCCGCCACCACCGCTTTCGAGGGGGCTTTGGTCCATGCGGCGTAACGCTTCTGCACGTCCTGAATGCGGGCCATCTGCTGGGGAGCGGCCTTCATCATATCCTCGAAGGCCTGAGTGAATTGCGGGGCCTGCCGCTGGGCATAGTTCGGGGTGGTCACATAGAACCGGAACCACTCGGCAAAGCCTTCCGAGAGGGTCTGCCGCGGGTCTGCCCCGGGGTAAGCCAGCGTCTCCAGTTCCGCCCGGTGGGTGTTCTTGATGGCGTCGAGGGTGCGGCCCCACTCGGTCTCCAGCGAGTGGGCGGTCTCGTGGGTCTGGGTCTCGAAGTCGGTGGCGTCGGCGAGGCGGATGACCCCTTGGTTGCGGTCATACTGCCCGGCCACCTTCTGCCCCTTGGGAGCCCGGGCAAGCCTGCCCTGCCGGACGGGTGCGCCGGTGATGGACTGGAGGGTCTCGGTCACCTTGGAGAGGCGCTCGACCCCGGGCACATTCTGGTTGGCAACCACCCCGGCCTGTGACCGGTTGACCGGCATATTCGAGCCGGGCTGAGGGCGGGCGGCAAAGGCGATTCCGGCGTCCGGCGTCTCCTTGGCGTTGAAGCCCTTGGCCTCGATCTGCTTATAGACCCCCTCCAATTCGCCCTCTAGCGAGGAGAGCCATGACTTAATGCCCTTGTTCTCGGAGCCCTCGCTCTCGACAAACTTGCGAATTTCCACGAGGTCATCGGGGTTTACGGGGATAGTGCGGATGCACTTTTCGATGCTCATGCGGCGACCCTCAAGAATTGCTCGATCACGAGGGCAATGGCCTCGTCGTCGTCATTCGCCTCTAGCACGATTTGCGGCTCGGGCGTTACCCCCTGCTTTTTGCGGCGCAACATCCTTGCCACATAGGCCGAGTTGAAATTCGCCTCTTGGGTCTCGGCGACGGCTGCCGAGAAAGTGGCCTCCGCCCCGAAGGACATGGCGGCGGTGCCTGCAAAGGTGGCTCCGCTTGCACCGGCGGCGGCGTTGAATGTGCCCTGTTGGTCAAAGGTAAGGGGAGCCGACCCGGCGAGGACGCTGGGGGCCGAGAGGTCGCCAGTCTGGGAGAATGTCGTGGTTGCGGTGCCGGACATCGAGGTCGGCGCATCGAGGTCGCCGGTCTGCCCGAGGGTGAGGGACGTTGAGCCCGCGAACTCCGAGGGGGCGAACAGGCTGCCGCTCTGCCCGAACACCATTGCCGCGGTGCCAGAGAACACCGCCCCGGTCGAGGAGACTACAGGGGTAGCGGTTGGGTCCCGGAGAACGACCGTCTTGGCCGTCGCGTGAAACTCATAGAGGTGAATGGTTGTGCCGCTGCTCGGGGTGGCAACGGGCAAGGCATTGACGACGATGGTCTTGGGGCTGGCGTGAAATGGCCTAAGCGTTATTTTCTTTTGGTCGGCCATCCAGCGGCCTCATGTGCCATCGACGTTTGTAGAGGTCAGGGTGTTGACCGTGGTGCCCGCGACATCCGGGCTCCCGGCCTTGTAGGCCACGAGATAGTGTTGCGTCCCTGCCGGGGTGTCCGTGGCGAGGGTGTAGGAGCCATCCTGTCGGCTGACATCCTGCCCGACATAGGCGTCGGTGGCGGTGACAAAACCCTGCACGATGGCGTTGGCCGCCGGGTCTCCATTGGCGTCAACGACCGTGCCCTTGATGAACCGTGAGACGGAGGTTCCTTCCCCATCGCATGAATAGGGCTCAAACAAGTCTTTGCTGGCAAGGCCGCCGGACTGGCCGACGGTGGAGTACCCTTCCAGATCACCGCCGCCGACACGACACCCGAAACTCCAAAGCGAATACCAGAGATTGCGGTCTTTCCACGTTTTTGGAGACCGTGCCTGCCATGACCACTTGGGCTCGTGCCAATCCTCGGCATATGAGGGTTGCAGTCTCCCGGGCTGGCAGGAGAACCCGCCGCCCGTTGCGCCTGCCGTGCCGAACCTGAGTTGAACGCCCATTATTTTCCATCCATGGCATTTGCCAATTCATGCCGGGCGGCGAGCAGCTTCTTTTCTGCTTCCGTCCCGACGAGAGCGGTGTCGTTGGCCGGAACAATGATCTTCCCACCCTTGTTATGGTAGGAGAGAACCGCTTGCCGGGCGGTGTCGATCATGAGGAGGGCGAACTCCTTGTCGGTGATCGAGCCCTCCACCCGGCAGTTGCCCATCCGGTCCATGTCGATGGTGATGCGGCACACAGTAGTTGCGCCGTGGATGTCGTCGAGGCTGAGGCGCTTCATGGCTTATTCATCCACCACGGCATGAACATCGACCACGGCAGAGTTGGCCGTGATGTTCCATGCGACAATGCCTTGACCGGCAGCCGGGAGAACGATGCCCCGCGGGAAGGTGTAAACCACCGCGGCACCAACCAAGGCAGCCAGCGAGAACCGGCGAAAGAACTGAGTGGGCACCGTCGGCGCTGTGCCGAAGGCAACGGCGGCCTGAGTGACACCAGCCGGGCGGCCTTCATCTTCCGCCTGAAATGCCACGCCGCCGGTCAACGTCGGGGTGTTGGCCGACCTGCCGAGGCCGACAACGCAGGCCGTTGCCGCGCCGTTGAAGTAGCCCCACTCCATGAGGGCCGCCTCGTTTGAGGCGGGAGAAATCATCCCCCACGAGGCCGCCGCGATGGTGGTGACCGTTGTTCTGAGTGCTAGAGAGTAGATCGCCATTTTTGCAATTCCTTCTGTTAATCAAGCGTTGCGACAAGTGAACCGGCGGCAAAGCGGTTGGGGGTGGCCCCGAGGTTGATGACCTGTGAGGAGGTGAGCGCCCCGGAAACAATGATCTTGGTGGCCCCGGCGGATTCGTACCCTACGCTAAAGTGGGTGATGGTCGGGGTGCCGGAGGAGGACGCCGGGAAATCCACGTTGGCGGCATTTGCCACCTGTGTCGGGGTTGAGCCCGAGACCGTCCAGCCTGCTCCAGAGCGAGCAACTGCCTGCCGGACGTAGCCGGTATAGCTGGTTTCGTTGGTGGACTGGTTGCCTCCCTCGCCCGGGTCTGCCGTGTGCAGCGCCACGTAGAGGCTGCCCGCCACGGTCGAGCCGCGGACGCCGGTGGCGTCTCCGATGTTGGCGATGTTGGTGTTGTTGAAAATGAGGAGAAGCAGATCATTCTCAAAGGCGTTGCTGGCTGACATGGTTTACCCCTTGTAGATTGTGCCCGACATCTCGGGTTTCGGTTTGGCTGTGACGCGGGTGATCTTGCCGTCGGCCCCGCGCTCGATGTCGAACGAGTAGGCAATTCCGGGCCGGTCTGTCATGGCGTTCACCATGCGCTCCAGCCGAGCAAGGCGGGTAAGGATTTCATCGCTGGGAACGTGCTGGACTTGGGGCGGAGGAGGAGTCGAGGCGATGGTGTTGAGCAATCCCTGAATGGTGGCGAGGACTGCCCGCTGCTCCGGGTCAACAACGGGGACCTCCCTCTCCACCACCGCCGCCGGTTGGGGAGGGCCGAGCCGTTCCTGAAAATGTGCCCGTTTAACCCGCATTTACACAATCCAGAAGTTCCCGCGCTGCTTTGATGCGGCTTAACATATAGTCCACAGCCTCACCAGCCGGGAGTTTTACGGTCTCCCCGGTCTCGGTCTGGGCCACGATTTCGACGGTGCGCCATTCCTGCGACGGTTTGGACCCTTGCGAGGCCCGGCCTGCCCCCGTATCTTCGCCCAAAATGGAGGACTCCATGAAGTTCGTAGATTGGGAAGGCCGCCCCGCGGTCTCAGACAAAGGTTTCGCTTGGGCCGTGCTGGAGCCCGGTGCCGATTGGGAGGAAGTCGATTCCGCCGAGGTCGGCGACTCCGGCAGGTTGCTTGCCTCCGAGGATGCCATGCGCGAGGAGTTCTCCCGGACATTCGGCATCTTGCCCTCTCTGCCCACGGTCGCGCCCCAAGAAGGGTCGAGCGCATCCAAGAGCGGGTAGTAGAGGTCCTCCATCTTCTTTTGGAGCGCGGCCTTTTCAGGCCCCGGCGGGAGGTCGCGGGCCGCGGTATAGAGTTCATGCCCGCCCCCTTCCATCTTGGCCTTGAGGAGTGACGGCTCCCAGATTTGCACCTCGCCGATGGTGCCATCCGCAAACTGCACCATGACCTTGCGGTCGAAGTAGCCCTCGGCGAGGACCGCCCATCCTTCATCCAGCACCCGGAAATTCTCGGCGAGGAGGTTGACCACCCTTTGCGCTTGGTCCGGGGTGTCCACGAGGAAGCCAGCCCGCACGAGGTCGGCGAGCCGGTTGGTGCCCTTGTACCGCTTGCGAATCATCTTCTGCTGGGCGGTGGCCTTTTTCTTGAGGCCCGGGTTTTTGAACTTGGCCCCGGTGATCTGGGCAATCTCGTCGCCGACCCGGCCGAGGCGGTCTTGATGCTTCTGGAGGATGCCGCCCTCATAGAGCGCGTCGAGCGGGCGAGAGGGCTGGGTGTTGTAGAAGGCCTGCGAGACCTGCTGTGCCATCGCGGGCTCGGTGTAGTCGCGCAAGGGGATGAGGCGACCCTGCCCCACAAGCTGCCGGAGTTCTGCCACCTCGGGCGGAGGCCCGGAGCGGAGCATCTCGATGTCGCCCGCGGCGTTGATCTTGCGGCCGGTCGCCGTGAAGCCGAGGCCCTCATAGAACCGGATGATGCCCTCCCGGTCGGTCGAGCGGTCGAGCGGGGTGGAGTAAGCCCGGACGGCGAGGCCCTCGTCATCCGCCTTTTCGAGGAAAGCGAGGAGCGCCTCCCGGCCTTCGCCACGGCGGCGGAATTGGGTGGGGACCCGGAAAGCGAGGATTTCGACCTCGCCGTCCTTGGCCGCATAGGTGATGGATGCCTTGCCGATGATGGCGTTTTTCGCCGTCCCAGAGGGGGAAAAATCCAGATAGTCGGCGTCCTGCTTCACCATCTTGGGGAGACGAGCGAGGTCCACGAGGTCCATCTGGTCGCCACTGTCCCCGAACAAGCCGAAGTCGAGGGACTTCTGGGGCTTGGTCGGCTTGAGCGGGGCGGCTGCCCGGCGCTCGGCGAGGCTCTTGTCGCCGATGCGCTCGGCTCCAGGGAGAACCGCCTGGGGCTTCTTGTCTGCACCGACATCGAACAGGCCGGGGCCTGCCTGCCGAGGGGCGGAGAACGAAATCCTCGGGTCCTCTGCATCCCATGTGCCCCGGTTGTAGATGCTCTTGATCTGGGTGGGCTCGAAGGCAACATACATGCTTGCGCCCTTGCGGGCCTTGATGGTGATGCCGTCATGCCCCCCGCGAGCCGCCTCCTCCTGAAATGCCTTGTGGTTGTTGTCCCATGCGTCGATGGGGTCGAAGTCGATTTCTTTGACAAGCGGGTTCCTGATGGACAGGTAAACATCTTGCACCGTGCCGGGCGTATCGCGGGGCAGACCGTATGAGGTGTTGCGGGCATAACCCTCGGCCTCGGGCCTGCTGTCAGTAAAAAAGAACCCGCGAGCGTCCTGATTGAACGAGGTCCCCACCATGTCCTTGGAGAAGGCGTCGAACTTTTCGCCGGTGCCGTGATGGACAACGAGCGGGTCGCCATTCTCATCGACCACCTTGGAGTCGCCGAACCACCTACCAAAGGCCGGGGTGTCGGTGTTGCGGTAGCCTCCTAGCGAGGCTGCAATGGACTGTGACGATGGAGAAATGCCCTTGCCGTCCGGCGAAGCACCTTTAACCTCTCCCCTGATACGGTCGAGGAACTCCCGGACGGCGACTTGTCGAGGGGTTCCGTCATGGAGGGACTTGGCGGCGGCGGCGAGGGCGTCGGCAACGGGTCCTTTGCGCCGCGCTGTGGCTTGGAGGGTTGCGAGGATTTCGGCATCGGTCTGTGCCCTTTCGAGGTTGGTGGCCGTGGCGAGTTTGTTCCCGGCCCCGGTGAGGCGGGCCTCCTCCTTGACCAGGGTGTTGAAGGCGGCGCGGTCCTTGCGGAGCGCGGTGGCCGCCGAGGAGAGGACCTGAGCCCGCTCCTTGAACAGGATTTGCGTGACCTCGCTGGAGCCGAACATGTCGGTCATGGTCTGCTCGACCTCGGGCGCGGCGAGGACATCGCGCACCATGCTCTCGGCCTGGGCCGCGGATGCCGGCTCGTTCTTGGCGAGGACATCCATGATCTGGGCATGGGTCGAGGTGTTCGGGGCCAGCTTGCCCACGATTGCTCCGTACTCGGGCGGGACCTTGCCGTTGACCACCATGCCAAAGGCGTCATCCGAGAGCTTGGCGAGGCCTACGCCGTGATCTGTCACCGCGTTCTTGGGCAGGTTGTCCAGCATCTCCGGGCGAGCCCGGAGGATTTTTGCGGCATCGACCGCGGTGCCGGAGCCCTGCGAGATGTTGATGTCCGCGGCGAGGACCTTGGCGTCCTCGGCCGTGATGCCATCCGCCTCCCGCCACACCATGGCGTGAAGGGTCTGGTCCTGCCCCTCGGCCTTGAGCCGCTTGGCGAGGCCATAGCGTTGATGACCGTCCACCACGAACTTGTTCCCGGCGAGGTCCTCCCAGACCATGATGACCCCGGCCTTTTTCCGGTCCCATGTCTTGACCTTCTTGAGGGTGTCGATCACCCCCTCCGAGTCGCCGCCGCCCTTGAACTGGAAGCGGCTGGCATCGACCTTGAGGTCCTCGGGTTTCAGGTCTTGGTAGTCTGCTCCGAGAGGGGCGGGCTCTTGGGCTCGCGGGCTCGCGCCTTGATCTGCCGGAGCCGGGTTCGCGCTGCCTTGCGGTTGTCCCCGCTCTGACACTTGAGGTAGCGGTTCTGCTTCCGATTGTGCGGGCTCCCGCACCGGGGGCATATCTTGAACGGTTGTTTCACGAGGAAACTCCTCTCCGTATGGCTTGCCCGCGTTGATGTAGTCGTCCACCTGATTGAGTTGCTCGGGGGTGAGGTTGCGCGTTCCCACCACTTCGCCGAACAGGGTCTCTTGTGCGGCTGTGATCTCCTCCGGGGCATGGGCCTCGGAGATGCTTTCAACCGTGGTCTGGTCCGGCACCCTTTCAGGCTTGGGCACATTCTCGACACGCGGGCCGGTGCGAGGCGGTGCCCATGGTGCCATACCCGGTTCCGGGGCCTGCACCAATTGCGCCATCTCGTCGCGGGCCGCCCGGCCATGGATGTAGCCGAACGGGACCCCCATGGCTGCACCCACCCCGGCGTCAAGGAGGACCGAATCCCAATCAATCTCGTCCCGGATGTCGGCCCCCAATTCACCGGCCTGCACACTGGCATTGAGAAGCGCGTTCATGGCCGCGTTGGAGACGCCATAGTCGAGCATCTTGGAGATAACCGGCGAGCCCATGCGCCACGCGGTCGTGCCAATCTTGGCCTCGGGCACAATGACCGTGGGGTCGATGGAGCCCGCGAAGCCACCCACCACGGCAGCGGCGTTCTCCAACACCCCCTCGGCAGCGGGCATGTTCTCGAACCGGAACGTGTCCTCGGCCCGGGCCGTCCGCGCCATCTCGGACTCCCCGGCGGACTGGAACATTTCCATCTCCGTCCGCTTGGCGGCCATGGTGTCGCCCTGCCCCTCGGCCTGCATCTTGGCGAGTTCGGCCTGCTTTTCCTCGGCATTGAGGCGCTGGAGGCGCATCTCCATCAGGTCGCCGAGGGCAAAGAACCCATGGTTCACCTGATAGTTGAAATGCTCTTTGGTCCGCTCCCAGAGGGAGGGCCTGCTGGGCTCGATGAATGTGGCCGGAGCGCTATCATCCGGGCCGGAGAACACGGGGCCGGGCGGCGGCTTGACCTCCGCCATCTCTGGCTTGTAGGCCCGCGCCTTGCGAGCGGCCTCGGCATCATCCTCCGGGGACCACGGACCCTCGACCATCACACCCGGCATCTTTGCCATATCTTACTCCTGCGGAAGCCACTCGGCGGCGGCCCCCTGTCCATAAAGCCTATCGAATTGAGCCGCCATACTCGGATTTTTGAGAAGGGTGGTCACGTCCTTTTGGGAAGGCCAAGGCTTCCCATCCCGGGCGGTGGGGCGCTTGCGCTCCGGCTTGCCCTGTTGCTCCCGGGCGTTTTGGCCCCGCCCGGCCCCGTTTCCGGGGGCAGCGCTGGCTTTCTGGGGTTGCCCGGCAGGTTCGGGCCTGCCACCGCTGTTGCCAGTCTGGGGGCTTCCTGCGGGCTTGGGAGGGGGGGAGCGGCTCGGACCCCTCAAATCCCCACCCATGGCCTTGTCTGCCGTGGCGGCCTCGTTGGCTTGGTCGAGGCCCTCGGTGTCGCTGGAGGTGACCCTCTGGCCGGAGGCAATCTTCTTGAACACCCGGGAGGCGAGGTCCCCAATCTCCTTGTCCCTCACCGATTCCGCGATGGCGAAGGCGAGAACTTGGTCCGCATAGGGACCATACGCGGCCTCGATCTGGTCAACCGTGTTGCGGATTTCCTCCTCGGCCTGCCGGTGGATGGCGCGGATTGAGGCCTTGCGAGCGGCTTTGTCTGCCCCAGCGGAGCCGGTGGCGGCCACGATTTGCGCGTCCGTCATGTCGATCACCCTCTCAATCGGGGCGATGATCTGCCGGGCCTCGGCTCGGGTGACGGGTTGGCGCATGGCTTTGGGGATGCCCACCTGCTCTTGCGCTGCCAGCCGGGCGCGGGCGAGGGCCTGCACCGTCTGGGGCTGGGCCGGGTCCAGTCCCTTCTTGGCCTCGTTGACCAGCGCCGACTCCTCTACGGATTTGGCAGGGTCCTTGAGGCGCAGGTCCAGAAGGCTCTTGGCCCGGCGCTCGGCAGCGTCATAGGTTTTCTGGGCGTCCTTGAAATTGGCAGCCCCGGCTTGTGGCTCCAGACTGGAGAGGTGGTCCTCAATCTGGTCGTTGGTCATGGTGTCCATGGCCGAAACGGCGGCGAAAGTGTTGGCCGCGCTTTGTCGGTCCTCCAGCCATTTGACGGCATCGTCCTCCCCGAGGACGGCGGCCACCTGTGAGGGGTCAATGTCGCTCGGCTTGCCGGTGTTGGCAATCTGGGAGATGTCATCCTCCAAGAGGCTCTTGGTCTGGTACTTCTGGAGGGCGTCGGCTTCCCTCTCGGCCTTGGCGCGGGAGGCATACTCTGCCTCGGCCATGGTCGAGAACCTCACCCGGTCCTCGGGGTCCAGCATCTCATAGTAGGCTGGGGCCGGGGCGTCCTGTGTCGAGAAGTTCTTGGTCTGGAGGGCGATGACCTCGGCCACCGTCCGGGGGCGCATGTTCTCGCCCTTGCCCGCAAAGAAGATTGTGGGGTTGGCCTTGGCTGATTCCGGGAACAAGGCGGAAGCGTTGGCCCCGGGCGCGGCCTTGAACATATCCACCGCCCCCTTTGCCCCCATGAAATGCGCCATGTAGAGGGTCGCCTCCGAGACCGGAATGCCCTTGCTCTGGAGGAATGCCGCGTTGTCCGAGGTGAAGGCGCGGATTGCCCGCTCCTGCTGGTCGGCATTGGTCCGCCCGTCTGCCGTGAGCCCGAGTTCCGGGTGGGCCTTCATCACGTCGGCCCATGTTCCCGTGGTGAACTGGTAGCGCCCGAGCGCGGAACTGGCATCCTCTCCGTTGGGCTTCTTGGGCCGGGCGTAGTTGGAGCCGGAGGCGTTCTCCTTCCCCAAAAGTTTCCGGTAGTACACCTCACCGGCGGCCCCGCCCTTGATGTTGCGGTAGGCATTGCCCGGGTCTGCGAGGATGTCCTCCTGCACCTTGGCCGTGGCGAACCTCTTGGAGAATGAGCGGCGCTGCTCGACCGCCTGCTCGGGCGTCATAACCCCGGCCATGACAAGGTTGTCGATGTCAGCCCGGGCGCGGATGAACAAGCGGTTCACCTCGTCTTGAGGGAGGCCGGGCTTGGCTGCAAGGATGAGGGTGTCCTCGATGGCCTGCAAGCCCCGGGCTCGCTGCTCTCCCATGCGATAGTCCCGGACCTTGCCGCGCAAGCCGACCGAGCCCCGCGTGATGTCCTCGTCCGCCTCGAACTCGAACCGGAGCCGGAGGTTGGGGTCTGAAATCAGCGCAGCCGAGGCCGCTTTGTGCTTGGTCAGGTTCTTGGTGTATTGGCCTTCCCACTTGTCGAGACGTGGGTTGACCTCCGGGCGGTAGCCGTCCTCCTCGTTGATGCGGCGCTTTGCAAAGTCCGCCTTGGCGGCAGCATATTCGAGGGCCTGCCCCTCGTTCCGCTGTTGCTTGGCAATGCGCAGGTTCAACTCCTCGCTTGCCTCTGCCTCCCGGGCGATGGTCTCGCCAAGGCGACCGGCAGCCTCCCCCACAAAATCCTTGGGGGTGCGCGGCACGTTGGGGGTGGTGGCCCTGTTGCGCGGGGCGTCTGTCCAGTCCGGCATCCTCGGCATGGGATGGCTCCTTAGTAGCTATATTCGAGGGAGGTCCGCTTCTTGCGGGCGAGGCTGCTGTAGATTGTGCTTCCGGCATCGAGGAATGTGCCGAACAACTTGCTCTTGCCCTCACCCCTGACCGTGTTGGCCTCGGTGTAGAGGTCAGACCTGTTGACCATGCCGTTGTACATATCGAGCATGGCGGCGTTGTCGCCTTCCGTCTTGGTCTTGCCCATGACGGCGAGGACGCTGGGGTCCGTGGCTCCGGCCCCGGAGGCTCCGGCAATTGCGTTCTGCCGGGACACGAGCAACTGTGTCTCCCGGCGCTTGCGCTCGGCCTCCCTCTGAGAGACCGCCAATTCGCGCTCGCCCTTGGCCTTCAAAGCCTTGGAGGTGTCTTTCCCCTGCTTGTAGGCAGAGAGGCCGCCATAGACGGTTGACCCGACCGAGAGCGCGGTGCCGATGGTGCCAGCGTTTGCGGCGAGGTACGAGCCTGCCGTGGTGGCGGCACTCATCACCTGCGAGCCGATGGTGCCGAGAACTGCTAGGACTTCTGCCATTTGAGAACCCTCTCTCCTTGGATGGTTTCCCCTGTATCAATAAACCCGAGGTGCGCCAACAGGCGCGGTGCCGTTGGCTCCTCTTTGTCCTCGACCGTGTAGAGTTCACCATTGGCCTGCATGGAAGCCTCAATGAGCATCTTGGCGGTCTTGACCATGAACACCGGGAACTTGCGGAACTCGTCTGTGATTCCCATGCTGAGATAGGGCCTGCCCCCATCCCCCCAGACAATCGAACCGGAGCCGATGTCTCGCCCCTCATGGACAATCACAACGCCGACAAACTTGGGCACAATGAACCGGCTCTCCTTCACCATATCAGACCGGCGCATGGGGCGGAGGCTAGGCATTTTCATGGGCCTCGATTGACAAACCAATCCCGAGGACCGTGGCCGGGAGAGGGGCGCGGAACTTGATGCAAAGCCGGGCGTCCGGGCTCCACTCTCCCGGGAGAGCGAAGGCGTCATAATCATAGTCCCGGTCGGTGTCGAGCATGGCCGCGCCGAGGTCCTGCATCTCAAGCGATTGGCTGATAGGGTCCATGTAGTCGGTGAACGAGGTGCCGAACAGGGCGGCCTTGTTGTGGGTGGCGTAGAGGATGGGCGCGACCATCCCGATAGTCTTTCGCTGGGACATCGCGGTCCCGGTCTGGGCTGCATAGGCCAGCTTGGTTGACTTCCACCGGCCCTCATACGGCAGCCCCACAATCACAGTGCCGGTCACCGCTTCCGGCAGGGTGATTGCCCCGCTGGTCACGGTGAAGGTGGCCGGGTCTTGGTTTGCGTCCAGCAACGGCTCGCCCGCCGCCCAGACCACTACGTCCTTGCCCTCCAGATGGTCGAGGCCGGTGACGGTTGCCGAGGCCGTGACCGTTTGATGCTTGAAGGAGTCGGCCATGTAGTTGTTGACCCCGCCCACGGCGTCGGTGTCATAGGTGAGGCGCTCCCGGTAGCGCTTGGTCACGCCGTCAATGGTGCGGTTGATGATGAAATAAACGTCATCCCCGTCCGTGTTCGGGAGGACCATCACGTCCTCGACAAGGCCGTCCGTCTCGAAGGTGGTCCATGCAATCACGTCCTCGGTCTTTTCGTAGGTGAGGCAGACCACCGAGCCGTCATCCATGACATTCCAAATCCGGGTGTCCGGGATGCGCTGCACCGCGCAAATGGCAACTCCCGCGTTGAGGATAGTCGGGTTGAAACGGCTGATTTCCTGAGACACGTAGTCATTGGCCTCGACCGAGTAGGACAGGACATAGGCCCGCTTTCTGGAGCGCTGCACAAAATAACCCTCCCGGTCAATCTTGACGGCTTGCAGGTCCGCCGAGCCGTAGGTCGAGGCGTCCTTGATGGAGAAGTTGGTCGGGCTCATTGGTTCATCGAAGCTGGAGGAGCGGGCCACGCTTTCCGCGCCGGAGGTCCCGATAATCAGCCGGGCGAGGCCGAGCATCCATTGCACCTTGTTCACCGGGCCGGTGGCAATGGACCGGATGATGGGCGCGGAGTCTCCCTCCTCGTCCACATCGTAGTTGGTGAAATCGTCCACATAGGACCCGGCAACTTGGTCTCTGGAGCCCCACCAAAGGCGGCTCTCAAACAGGGCTACTGAGTCGGGCCAGCCCCGATAATCCGAGAACTTGCCCTCCTCCCAATTTTCGGTTGCGCCGGTCGAGTGTAGGCGCTCCACAACTTCATAGGTGACCGAGGTGGCGGATGAATAGCCGGTGATGCGAACGATGCCAGTACCGCCGCCGCCCGGCTGGGATAGAGCGATGTTTGCGGTGCCGGAGGTGTAGTCACCAGACTGAAAACCGACTCGCGCAAGCAGGGTTATGTTGTCCGCGCCATAGTAGCGATCGAATGGCGCAGCGTTGGCGGTGTAGGTGGCATAGTTTTGCCAAGTGTCCCCTTCATCGTAGGAGACCTGTTCCGACCATGTGCCGACCCACGTACCTGTTACGGCAATGGTGCATTGCCGCGTTGTCCCTTGATACACCCCCGAGATTCTCACGGGGTCGGTGTAAACGTCATTACCGGCGAGAGAGACATCCGCCGTGGTCTGTGAATGAGTCAGCTTGAAAAGAGCGCCGACATGACCGGGGACAAAGAAGGGAGCCGAGGCGGTGAGGGTGCCATTGCCGAGGCGGGCCGAGGGGGTGAGTGTGATGTTGGCAGTCTTGCCGCGCCACGGGCCGTTGCGGAATTTGTACTTGACCAGAGACCAAGATGTCGGGGAGCCGCGCCGCTCAATGCGGTAAGGGGTGCTTGAGCCATCTGCCACAAAGATAACGTCACCGGATTGCTCGTAGCGGATGGCCGGGAGGTCAGCGGCACCCCATGGCGTCGTGAGGGTGAGGGTGCCAGCCGCTTCAATCTCGATACTGTCAACCGACACGATGGTCTCGGACTTGGCTGAAAGTTGAATGTAGCAGGTCCCGGTGTTTGGGGTGAAGGCGAGGGAGTGGACGCCCTCGGCATACTCGGCCTCGGCGAGGATTTCCTGCCCCCCGGACGTGGAGCCGAGACGGAACCTGACAGTGCCAGCCGAGACGGTGAGGCGGATGGCGTGTTCCTTGGGCTGGTCTCCTGCCGAGACGGAAAAGGACCGCTCGCACTTTGCCGTGCCGCCCCGGGCCGGGGTCTGGAGGACAAGCGCTCCGGCCACGGTCGAATTGATGTTGGCGACCCCGCTGCCGGTGGTGGTCAGGGTCCAGCCGGTGCCGGAGGAGAAGTTCCCGTTGGTGATGGTGGTGGACACGGCCACCCGGGAGACCTCGGCGTCATCGACCAGAACCCGGAGGGACAGGTCCGCAAGTTCGATGATGGCCGTGTCATCGACCGAGAAGATGAAAGGGATTTGCCGGGCGGCTGCATCGCCGTTTGTGGAGCCCAGATATTCGAGGCCCTGCCGGAACTGGAGAGGGCCAATCACCCGGGGGAAACAGTTGTGGAATGTTTCAGCCGTGAGCCTCATGCGCTGGAGGTCTGTACGGGCAAGCGCAAGAGGGGACACGAGGCCCCCGTTCAAGGCGAAAAGAAAGGTGCGTTCCCGGGCCATTAGCGCGTCCTGTAGGGGCCGGACCACCGGCCATTGTCACCACCACGGGCGAAGCGCCCGGCATTCCAGCGGCCTTGCGGGAGCATCTGGGCAGGCTCCCGGAGCGCCTCGAATTGCTGAGCCTCGACAAGAAAGCCCTTGGCCTTCTTTTCCAAGTCATCCTTGAGGCCGTCCGAGGACCCGGCAACCTTGCTGCACGAGCGAGCCGCGAGTTCAAAGTAGAATGCCTTGATGTAGCGCTCGGTGAATCGGGTGAGGTCATAGCCATAGCCGGAGACCGAGTTCGAGACATACCGGACATAAAGCGGCCCGGCATCTGCAAACCAGAGATTGCTCTCCTCGATGTACTGCGAAAGGATTGGCTCCAGCCGCTCATTGAGCGAGATGGCAAAGGTCCTCACCCAATCGGTAGGCTTGTTGAATGCCATGCTGTAGCCAAAGGCGGGGGTGATGGTCGCGTCCTGTGTGATCTCCACCGTTCGCATGGCGAAGTTCCAGAAGCCTTGCTCCAGCATGTAAGCCAGAACCCGGGGATAGTGGACATCCAGAACCCGGCGGCTCTCCCGGGCCTCGGTCAAAGACACAAGCGGGGAGGCCTTCAATTCGAGGAGGGCCAGATTGTAGAGGTCGAGTTTGGTGACTGCCATCTGGCCCTCCCGGTTGTCTTAGGCGGCCTTGCGGGCCTTGGTTTCGAGTTCGGCCATGTGGTTGTAGGCCTCGGCCTTGGTGGCAAGGCCGTCCTTCACCACGGCTCCGGTAGCCTTGAGGACCACGCGGAAGCCGGTCGCGCCGGTCGTCACCTTGTAGAGGTCAGAAATCTCGGTCACCTCGGCGGCGTTGGCGCGTTCCCATGACGTGAGCGAGATGGCCTTTGCCATGCCGTCAATCACGCGGGGGATGAGCAACTCGCCACCGAACGAGTAGTCCTCGGCGATGTAGCGTACAATCGTGTTCGGGCGAATCCGCTTCATGCTGTGGGTGAAGTAGTTCGGGTCATTGAGGACCTGATCATGGGTGTGGCCCATGGGGATGATGGCCTCGTCCCGGGCGATGCGCTCGCCGTCGCGGAAATAGAGCCGCTGGGGGTGAGTGATGCGCTTGACGCTTTCCGGCTGCTTGGTTTCGGCTTTCGCCATTGTGTCGTTCTCCTATGCAAAAGGGCGGGGCAGACCCCCGCCCTCTGCGGACGATAACAGAAAACCGCGCCGAGCGGCAATTAGTCGGTGTCGGTCGAGGCAAGTGCCGTGCCATCGGCGATGTCCACGGCTGAGGCGCTCGCCGCGTTGACCACGGAGACCGAGAGCGCAATGGGCGAGGCATCGTTGTCCACGATGAAAATGATGTCGCCTGCCCTCATGCCGAGGTCGTAGCCGTTGGAAAAATAGCCCGAGACCCGGACAACCGAAAGTGCGTCGGCTGAGGAGTAAAACCAGATGCGACCGGCCTGACCGCTGTGGATGGGACCGCAGAGGAGGACAGGAGGGTTGGAAGTTGAGTAAGCCATGGGCGGCTCCTGAAAGTTTGAAGGGGTGAAGGGGTGAAGCGGTGAAGCGGGAAAGGGGAGGGCGAACCCTCCCCCCGGTGATTAGGTTGCCACGAAGGCCGAGCCGTCGTGGAGCATACGGACAACGCCGGTGTTCTGAAGCAGCTTGGCACCATGGAACAGGGAGCAGCGAGCCCACGAGTAGTCCTGCTCGCCGTCGTAGCCAATCTGGCTATCAATGCCAGCGGAGTTGACGGCATGGCCGATGGCCGAGCGGTGGTACATGTAGCAGAGTTCGGCATTGGTGCCCGCGCCGCTGATCTGCGAGGACATAATCCACTTGACGCCCTTCCACTCATACCAGCCTTGGCCGGGGGCCTTCTCGTTGCCCGCGTTCTGGCCGGGGTAGTTCACGAACGGCTTGACGTTCACGTAGTCAGCCGAGGCGAAACCGGCAAGCTGGGACAGGTACTCCATGAAGGCGGCGGTGACCACGGCGAAGATGTTGCCGTCCCACGGCACACCGTTGTTGATCAACTGCGCGATGGCCTTGGAGACAATCGCGCCGCTGGAGGCGGCGGCGGTGGCGGTGGCCCCGGTGTCGAGGGTGCCGTTGGCGAGTTCGGCAAGGATGGCCGCGTCCATGTCGTTGTTGATGACGGACATGGTGTTCATCTGCATGATGGCCCGCTGGTCGGCCTGTGACTGGAAGATGTTGAAACCAGTCATGCGGCGCAGGTCATGCTTTTCAGCAAGGGTCGCGGTGACCTGCGTGTTGTCGTTGTCAGAGGCAGGGATGAGGCCGTTCACGCCACGGGTGGAAGCCGTGCCGGAGGTGTTGGCAACGAGGAACGTGGCCTGATTGCCCTTGACCTGCATCTCCTTGGTGGTCGTGTCCTTGAGGAGGGACTGACGCTTGGCAAAACCGAGGACGAACTCTTGGCGATATTGGATTTGGGGCGCTGCACCGGGCATAGGAATGCTCCATTGGTCAAACGAGAATGGGGGAAGGGTTTATGCTTCCGTCTCGGGTGGCCTTCTGGAGGGACCGGGAGGGCCTTGCGGGGCCGGTCACTGTCCAGCGAGGGGCGGGACTTTCAGCGGGTCTCGGGGTCGGGGCCGTCGCCGGGGTAGCCGACCAATGTGAGCGCGTGAATACCACGGTCTCGCAATGATGACAAGACCTCATTGAAATGATGCGTCCGCCGCTGGACTATGAGGGTTTCCCTCAAGACAATCAGCCACATCGCCAAGGGCATGTTGCCCCGGCAGCAATTGCATTGCTTGCAGGCCGAGACAATGTTGCGCTGTGAATTGGTGCCGCCCCGGCTCTTGGGAATGAGGTGTTCGGCGGTCGAGGGGGCGAGAAAGACCCCCTTGTCCGCCGTCTCCCGGCGGGTGGGGACGCCACACCAAAAGCAGCGCCCCCCTTGTTTCTCGTATGCCTTGAGCCGGGCTATCCTGTGCCGGTTCACTGACGGGATTGCCGGGCCTCACGCTTGGCAAGAAGGCCTTGGTATTCCTCGGCCACGGCATTCGTGTAGTCGGCGCTCTGGTTGGAAATCATCTTCTCAATCTCGGCGATGCGGGCGTCCACACCCTTTGCATCCCCGCCACCGTTGTAGATGATGTCGCTTCCTTCCATCCGGGCCATCTCGTTAATCAACTTGCTGATAGCCGGGTTGTCCCCCAGCTTCCGCCCGTTGGGCATCCGGGCCTCGACAAAGGCGGTCGCCTCCTCGGCGCTCCCGAGTTTCTGGGTCAGGAAATTCCAGTTGGCCTGAATGTTGGTCCGGTAGTCCGCCCCCCAATCCGCCCGGAGGGTGTCCTCGGCCCGGTCGCCATACTCGGCATCAGCCTTGGCCTGCTCCTCCATCTGCTTCTGGGAGACGGCAGTGATTCCCTTCACCACGGCATCGGCTTGCTGCTTGGACAGGTTGGCGCTGTGAAACGTCTGCTGGAACTCCCCGAGCGCGGCCTTGGTCTGGGGGTCCGCCTTGGCAAAGTCGAAGCCCTCCACCACGTCAAAGGTATATTCCGCTGCCGTCTTGGGGAGGCCTTGCTCCTCTCGCCATGCCGCCAAGGCGGCCTCGTCCTTGGTGTCCGGGGGCGGGGTCACTCTGCGATATTCGCCGGAGCGGATGCGTTGCTGTGCCGCGAGCAATGCCTTGGAGACCTCGCCCGGGTTCTGATAACGCTCAAGCTGCTTTGCCAGCTTCTCATCACCCCCGGCCATATCGAGCCGCCAATTCTCGGGCCACGAGGAGGAGCCCTTCTCGCCCGGGTCTGGCAGGCCGACATCCTTGTAGATGGACCCGGCAGGCTTGCTGCCGTCATCCGGCTTCTGGCTTTGCTGGCTTTGATCTTTCGGCGGGCTTTGGGTTCCGCCGGATGCGGGCGGCTGGAGGTTCTGGTTTGTCGCTTGTTCGTCGGCTGCCATCGGTTTCTCCTTGTGGCTGGGGCTTGAGAGGGCGGGTCATGGCCTCCAAGATGCGTTGCCCCACGAACCTCTTGCCCTCTGCAAAGGTTGTGGCTCTATCTGCATCTTGGCCGCCGGGGCGGAAACTCAGGTCATACGTGCCCGAGAATTTCTGAATGATGGTGGTGAGCGCCATCTGTTGCTGGGAGCCATTGGCATTCCCGGCAGCGAGGTTCTTGAGAGCCATGACCTCGGCGTCGGTGATCTCCGGCGGCTCCCATGGGTGGAATGGGGGCTTGTAGCGGTTGCTCATGCGGCGGTCTGCATCTGTCCTTTCGGCTGCATCTTGGCCTCAATCTCGGCTGCACCTGCAACCTCCTGTGCCGCGCCTGCCAAGGTCTGCTCCTCCTCGGCCTTTGCCATGGCCTCCTCGGCTTCATCCTCGTCAAGCAACCACGAGGGCGGGGCAACGCCGGAGATGGCGTCCCGGTATGCCTTCTTGCCGTTGAATTGCGCCATGACGGTCGGGTCGGTGGCCGCTGCAATCTGGTTGACCTCGGCAGTCGCCTTGTAGGCCAGCGAGAGGGCCTGCTTGCGGGCGTCCTCGTAGGGGTTGTCGTAGGTAAAGTCGATGTCCTGCCCGGCCAGTTCCTCGGGCATGGCCTTGGGGTCGCCCCAGAGGCCGAGACGCTGGGAGATGGCAAAGGCGAGGTCGAGGTGGTTGCCGTTCCGCTCGGCCTCGGCGGGCTCCATGATGGGCTGGACCGCCCGGAGGAACTCCTCGTGAAGCCGGTTGGCCTCGTATGCCGTCTTGTCATAGGTCTGGGGCATAAGCAGCTTGTTCAAGTACCACGCTGCATTGAGGTTGTTGCGGATGCCTTCCCGCAGGACCTCGCCGAATTGGGGAGAGGTGCCGAGTTCGAGAGCGCGGATGGCGTCGCCGGTGCGCTCGTCATAGTTCTTGTCCACCCACGTCACTTGTGCGGCGGCGATGTTCACACCTCCCACCACCGCGCCATGGGTTGCCACCATCGGGGGCTCGACCGCCTTCTCGCCTGCCTCAATGACGCTCCACGTCATAACCTGCAAGGTGCGGGAGTCCGGCAGGGAACAGATGACGCAAGGCGAGATGGCGTAGGGCGATTCGTTCAAGAGAGACCAGCGGTCAACGAAGTAGTTGAACTCGGGGACCAGCTTGCGGCTCATAAGACATTGGTGGTCGATGTCGTAGTACAGCGAGACCCACTCCAGCTTGGCCTTTTTCTCCGGCTGGTAACTGAGGAGGGGCATCTGCACATGGACACAGTTGACCTTGCGCAGTGGTTCCTTGGTCGCCACCTCGGCAAGTTTCGGGTCAATCTTCCAGCCCCGGCGCTTCTCCTGCGCCATGAGTTCCCGAATGGTGGGGCGGAACTTGCGGAACACGGTGTCCACCTCGCCCTCGTAGTTCTGGAGCCATGCGCAATCCCGGAGGTGCCATGTGCGGAACAGGAGGCCGGAGCGGTCAGGCCGCTCCTCGACCGTGCCAACCGCATTGCCGAAGGTGGCGAAGTCGTGGTCCGCCTCTACCATGGCCCGGGTGTAGCCCGAGCCCCGGTTGTAGAGGAGAGCCCGGAGCATATCGCGCTTTTCGTCCAGATAGGCGAGGACCTTGGGGCGCTTGCGGAGTTTCACGTTGGCCGGGGCCATCGAAAACCAGTCACGGCCACGAGGCCGGAGGGCAGAGTTCAAGAAGTTGCCGAACTCCCGGCGAAACAGGACCGGCTCGGATGAGTAGAGTTGGGAGGTTGCCTCCTCCCCGAGGTCGAGGGGGCGGGTGAATGAGGCTCGCTCTGGGTAGTGGTTATCCGCCACGGTCTGCCAGAAGCGGTCAAGGTTTCCCTTGCGAGAGAAGGCCTCCCCCATTGTAAGGAGGACGCCTTGGTCACGAGTGTCGAGCGCCATGGTCGCCCCCCCTTGGTTCGAGTTACGAGGTGCCGCCGAGGTTCAGGCCGCCATAAGCGCCACCTGCCCCGGAGTAGATGGTTCCTTCCCGCCCGCGTCCCTTGCGCTCGTTCATCTTGCGGCTCATCGCCAGCTTGGAAGCGGTCGAGCCGGGGTCCGGCATGACGGGAATGTCAATCTTGGGGGCCTTGGGCAGGATTTTGCCGATAAGTCCCGTGATGGCTTTCATCACTTTTGCCATGGTCATCTCCTTCTTGGGTTCCGCCCGGATGTGGTGGCGGTTTGTTGCAACGCGCCGGTGTTACCAAATCTCCCGGCCTTTGTCTCCCCCCGGGCAAAGGCTGCCATGATGAGGGCGTCCAGCTTGTCCGGCGAGCGGCCCAGCCGGTCGATGACATCCTCCTTGGGTTCAATCTTGATCTTCTGCCCCGGGATGTAGCGCACGGTGAGGAGTTCCTGTCGGAGGTCAGGGTCCGGGGGGAGGGCGATGTTGTGGCCGCCACTCGGGTCCAGCAACTCCCGGAGGTGCCAATGGGCGGCGGCCCGGATATTCAGGAACTTGAGCATCCCACTCTTGTCCACCCTCGCCTCTGCCGAGGCCGAGCCATTGAACTCCTCGACCGGCACAAGGCTCTTGAGGTGGTCGCGGGTCGAGATGCCGTAGCCTCCCCCCATGTCGATGGAAACCGAGGCCGGGTCTCGGCGGATGGCAATGACCTTGGAGGCCAGCGTCGGGCCATCCGGCACCTCTCGCCCGGGGTAGGTCTGGATGAGGTCAAACCAGTTGCCATGTCGAGGGCAAATGGCCGCCTTGTCCTCGCCCCCTTGGGCAACGTCCACACCCACGGCATTCATGGGGCCGTCCCGTCCGCTCGGGTTCCAGCGATTCATGGCGAGGTCCACCCACTCGGAGGGGAAGCACTGGAATTGCGCGTCCTCCATTTGAGCCCGGAACTCACCCAGCTTGAGGGACCTGCGCAACTCCTCGGGCAGACCGGACAGGCGGGCGGCGTAGTCCGTCTCGGCGAGGTCCGGGTTGTCCTTGAGTTCTGCCGGGATGAAGGTGCGGGACTTGGGCAGAATCGTCTCGCCGCGCTCGTCTTTCAGGACCACGCCGTCAATCGTCACCGGCCCGGGGCCATCGACCTCGGTGTCCTTGCCGTTGATTGTGGTGAACCACCGCAACTCGCCGGGCAAGGCCGGGTTGGGGTGTTCCGGGTCCAGCCATGGAGCCCAATACTCGATAACCCACATCCCCTCCGGGGTGGTCGGCGGGTTGCCGGTGCAGATGACGCGGGAGCGCTGCTTGGGGAAGGCCGAGCGGTTCCATGCGATGAGGGTTGTGTAAAGCTGCCGGGTGAAGTTGGTGATCTCGTCAAAGCCAAAGAAATCCTGCGCCGAGCCTTGGTACTTTTTCCAGTCCTTCTCAAACTGGCAGCCGGAGAAATTGATAATCTGGCTCTTGGTCCGGTACATGGCCGGGGCATTCCGCTTGAGCCCAGCCTGCCCGACAATCTCCTCCATGCGCTGAATGAGGCCCTGCACCTCGCCATTGAGGCGGCGCATGATTCGGGCGCGGCGGTGGTTGTTCAAGGCCGTGCCGAGGAGGAGGTCAGTCTTGCCGCCTCCGGCCTCTCCCCCATAGAACACCTCGTCGGCCGGGCTGAAATAGGCGTCGGTCTGGGGGCCGGGGTTGGGGAGCCACTTGAGCCCGTTGGTGGCGGCCTTGAGTTCCGCCTCGATCTTGCGCCGCTGCTCTGGTGGGAGGGCTTCAATCTCCCGGGCCACAGTTGAGAGGTCGGTCATGGTATCTTCATCCACTCAAGAAAGGCCCGCGGGAAGTCGGGCTCCTTACCGTGCATTGCCGCCCGGGCCACGTCCATCGCCGTTGCGGTGAGGAGAGCGCCGGGCCGGACCCCCTCGGTCCTGCACTTATGGCAAGCATGGTCCCCGGTGAACAGATAGATGGGGATTTCCTTGGTGCCTTTCTCCGGGATTGCCATGCGCTGTTGCCATGCGGCGGGCTCGCCACACTTGAAGCAGACCGGCGGAGGAATCGGCGCGGGTCTCAGCATGTGGCCGCTCCACACAACACCGTGGCGAACAGGAGATAGAGCCCGGACGCCATGGCGAGATAGATCAGGAGGATGAGGGCAATGAGCAAGGTCTGGTGTTGCGGGTCGTTCATGGTGTCCCCCTTGTGAAAGCGGCCCCCCGAAGGGAGCCGCCTGTGTTTACCAGATGGTCTCAGGCCTGTCCCGCGGGGTCTCCGCCCATCTTTTCGGGCGGCGGGTCAATGTCGGGCTGGTCCCGAGGTTCGGGCGCTGCCGGGGCGGGCTCGCGCTCACCCTGCACGGCGCTGCCGATGGCCTTGGCGTTCTCGGCTTCCTTGGCGGCGGCCTCGTCTCGCGCCTTGTGTTCGGCGTTGAGATGATCGAGGGCGGCGTCGAGCGGGTCATCACCGTTGTTCTCGGCCTTGCGATAGGCCCGGACCCCATCGGAATTGAGCCCGATGACCGTGACCTTGTAAGAGCCATCAGTCGCCGGGAGGCGGACAAAGCCCTTGCTCTCGTCAAGGTCCTCGACCTTGTGATTCGGGCGGGTGCCTTGCTCTCCCCACATCACCAGTGCATAGCTCATGCTGCGTTCTCCTCTTGGTCACCCTTGTTGATGAGATACAGAATGCGCCGGGCGACCTGCTTTGGCGGTTCCTGTTCGGTTGGGGCCTCGTCTCCCGGGTTGGGGTCGAGGGGTCCCGATGGGTCGATGGGCATGTCATCCCGGAGCCCGGCCTTGGCCTTGGCCCAGAAGATGGCGGCCGAGGTGGAGGGCGGATAGAACTTCTTGATTTTAATGCGGACAATTTCCCCATTGACGATGCGGATGTCCTCCTCCTCCCGCTCGTAGCCGGTGGCCTGTTTGTAGAGGGAATGGATAACCCGGGCGTTGGCCTTGTCCTCTGGGATGGCGAGGGCCGCGTCCAGTTCCGGGTGAGAGATGCACCACCGGCGGAAGGTGCGGGATGTGATGCCGAGGAAATCTGCAATCTCCTCCCGGGTCCAGCCACGGGCGGCGAGTTTCTGGCTCTGGGGGACAATCTCGGGCTTCCAGTCGGTCGGTCTGCCGGGTCCCTTGCGCTTGGGGGTTTCCTGCCGGGCGGCGGCCTTGGGTTTCTTGGTGGGCTTCTTGGTCATGGTTGGCGGCGAGCCTGTGTCATGCCCTTGCGCGGTCCCTTGGGGTGTTGCTTCCACTTCTCCCATGGCTTGCGGATGGGGCGGATGGGTTCGAGGCCGTACAGCATCGGACAACTAAGAATTATCCGGTAGGTCACCCCGGCCTCAAGCGAGCCGGTCGGCATGGAGTTGAACTCCTCCTGTGACAGGTGAACTATGCGCTTTGGTTCCGGGACCATGGGCTCTCCTCGTGGGGTTCAATGAATATCGCGGAGGCCGGGAAAAAGAAAGCCGCCTTTTGAGGGGCGGCTCCAGTTGATACGTCCATGGGGTGTTCTTTGGGGAACGAGGCGACTATGGCCCGGGGGCCGGGGTGGCGTCAACCTTGGGCTTGCTCTCCTCCCACAACTTTTCTCGGAGGAGGTAGCCCTCCAGCTTCCAGAGTTGCTTGAAAGCGTCCTCGTAGGCGTAGCGCTTGCCTACCTCGGGGTCGAAGTTGTCCGGGCTTGCCGGTGCGGCGGTGCCGGTGACCATGAAGCCGTTGACCATCTGGAGGACGCACACAGTCATGTGGTCGATGATGCTGTACGAGGTCGAGGCGATGCGGGCCTCGATGCTTTCCTTTGTGATCTTGGGGGCGGTCTTACTCGCCACCACGGCTTGCGCCTGTTCGAGGGTGAGGGATGGTGTGTCCATGAGAAATACAGTCTCCATTGGGTTGCTGGGTACAAGAGCGGCGATGCAGCCCGGGGGAAGCGCGTTGCTCTCAATCACGCGAATCCCCATGATTTCGGTCTGCCGGTTCACGCAAGGGTGACCTTGGTGCCGTAGGTCTCGGAGAGGCGAGCCTCATAGCCCGCCACCTCTATCTCCATCCCGGCGGCGATGGCGTCGAGATATTCCAATTCGGTGAACACCCCCTTGGAGATAAGCAGGCGCACGAGCGAGCCGCGATCTGCAAGGGCTGTGTTGACGCCGACCCGGAGATGCTTGGGCTGGGTCGGCCCGGGCTTTTCGTGCATCTCCATCACCACGCCGGATTGCATGGCGTGAGCGGCCTTGTGCCACCTGTCAGTGGCGGCCTGCTTTTTCTGTTCCTCGGTCATGTGATTCTCCTTGGGGTTAATCCACAAATCGGATGCACCGGTCGGCGACGGTCTCGATCACGGCCACGCCCCCCTTGCCGAGGGCGATGGTCTTGTCGCCGGTGATTTCAAAATAGAGGCCTTCCTCGTCTTTGCCGCGCTTGGTCCAGAGCATCTTGCCGATCACCAGCTTGCTATCGTTGAGGATGCTGGTGAGGGTTTCGAGGTCCGGCTGGGTACACTCGAACAAGAACCACACCGGTTGCCCTTGCGCGTTGCGGCGCTCGGAGGTGACGCGAAAGACGTTCATGGAGGGCCTCAAAAAGTTCCGCCCCGGCGTTTCTGGCTATCGGCCCGGGGCGGTGGGGTTCAGTTCAAGTGTTCAGCAGCTCACGAATTACGAGATAAACTTCGGCTCGGCTCGGGTTGTGCTCGATGAAATAGGTCACCGGCTGGAGGGCGGGGCGCTCGGCCTTGACCGGCATGAGGCTCGCCACCCGAACGATGGCCGGAGCGGCGAGGAAGGCGGCGGCACCGGCGAGGAACTTGCGGCGGGGGAGGATGAGGTCGGTCACGGTGTTCTCCTATGCCTTGATGAGGCCCGAAAGCGCCTGCCGGACGGTGACATCGCCGACGGCCGCGCCATAGACAAGTTCCTGCATCTGCATCGCAGACCATGCCACCCTCCACTCGTTGCCCTCGTGACACGAGATGATGATGACCTTGTTGGGCTCATGCTCCATGGCCCGGGCGAGGAGGGCGAGCGGGTTGATCTTCGCGCCCGGGAGGTGTTCGACGGTCATTTGCCCTTCCTTCTGAGGATGTCGAGGGTGATGCCTTGGAGATGGTCCATCTCGTGCTGGAAGCACCGGAACTCCCAGCCAGTGAGGGAGACGAACCTGTCCTCGATTGGGCCGGTCTCGTAGATCACGCGGCCCGAGGCCGGGCGCTGCACCTTGGCCTTGAGGTTCGGGAAGGACAGGCAACTCTCCTCCTCGGTGACCATGGTGGGGTCGGTGCCGTACACCTTTGGGTTCACGGCAATCTCGATCTGCCCCCCCATGCGGAAGGCAAAAGCCCGGGCCATGAGGCCGATCTGGTTGGCGGCGAGGCCGAGAGCCCGGCCGCCTTGCGCGTCGGCGAGGGTGTCGTGGAGGTCCTGTAGCCCGGCCACATGCTCCGGGTTGTTCCAGTCGAAGGGCGGGCAGACCTGCCGGAGTTCCGGCGCGTTGTATTTCAGGATGGGCTTGATCGCCACGCTACTCTCCCAGCACGAGGGACTTGCCCTTGACGGTCACGCCGAGGCGGGCGACGTGGAGACCGATGGCCTCCAGCACATCCGGGCTCGATTCGCGGCGCTGCCTCTCGTAGTCGATGAGGGCCGAGACGGAGACGCTCGCACCATCTGCGAACTCCTGCTGGCTGAGACCGAGCCAGCCGCGTAATGCGCGAAGCTGCCGGGCCGATGGAATGAACGGGCTTTTTGTCATGCGATACTCCCGTAAATGAAAATAGTTGAAAGCCTCGCTTTGTCAACTGGCCTTGGCATGTGACAACCTGCCACATTATCATGTGCGCGAATTTCGTTTATCTCGTAGGTCGAAAGGAAACGAGATGGAAAGCAAGTTGGGGTTCGAGATTGAGACCTGCTCGCGGTGCGGAGGTTCCGGTCATTTCAGCTACAACCAGATCGACGGCTCGCGGTGCTTCAAGTGCGGCGGGGCCAAGGTGACCTACACCAAGCGGGGGCAGGCCGCCGCTGAGTTCTACGAGGCACAGTTCCAAAAGCCCCTCAGCGAGTTCAAGGTGGGAGACTTCATGCGGTGCGAGATTATGGCGCCGAGCGGAATGTCGGCCCGGTTCTTTGCCCCGGTGATCGAGGTGAAGCCGGAGCGGGTGTACGCCCACTCCATGAACAAGGAAACCGGCAAGTGCGACATCCCGGTCCTCGGCATCGAGGTCTGCTGCCGCAGCGAAAAGTACGGGGCTTGCGGCATCCTCGCCCCATCCTCCAGCCTTGTCCGGTTCGGGGCGACCGCGGCACAAAAGGCCGCCGCCCTGGAGAAGGCACTCGCCTATCAGGCCAGTTTAACCAAGGCCGGCAAGCCCAAGGCTGCCGGCAGAAAGGAAAGCGCCAATGTTTGACACCATCCAAGTCGGCGACCGGGTGACCATCCGCACCCCTCAGGGGCAGGAGCGCACCGGTCGCGCCGTGATGTTCAACCGCAAGGTCGGGGCCTGGGTCTTGAACCTCGGCGGCGCCCACGGCATCCCCGGCATGGCCGACGAGCGCAACACCATCAACGTCAAGAAGGCCAAGCGCGACAAGTTCGCGCTCCAGGCCGCCATCATCAACGGAGGGTTCGGTCAATGACCCACGACGTTCTCGAAGTTCTCAAGAAGCTGCCGCCGATGTGTGCGGCCAAGATGCCGGGCACCGGCGAGCCCATCCTCATCAAGCGCGGGGAGATGGGCTACTATGGCCGCAACCCGAACTTTGATGTCGATGCCTACAACAAGGAACGCGGCATCACCCGCTACCAAGTCGAGGCCATGCTCGTCGGCTCCATGTTCGGCTGGGAGGTTCCCGGGGCAGACCCGGACCTCTACGAGCGCGAGGCGCTGGCAAAGGTGGTGATCGCCTGAGACTGGCAGGACGGCCCGGCATCGGGCCGCCCGACCAGACCCAGAGGAGAAGCAAATGCCTGACGTGTTTCAAAGCATCTTGACCTTGCAGGACTATGAACAGGACCCGGAGAGCTATGACCCCGGGCAGACCTGCCCTTGCCCCGGCCACGAGTGGGCCTACACCGGCTCGGCCTATGGCGGAGACGAGGACAGCTACCACGGCGAGGGCCGGTGCTACTGCATCCATTGCGGCGCCGATGGTGACGCATGACCAGCCTCGCCGCCCTGCGACAATCTCTCTACTGGCAGGAGCATGTTGCCAGGTCCACACATGACCCGGTGCAGAGGGCTCGCTGTCAAGCGGCAGCCGCCCGGCTCGCCGAACAGATCAAGGAGAAGGAAGCACAAGCATGACCGTATGGAAATCACAGCAGCCGGAGCCCGCCCGGTTCCCCAGCTACCGCGTTGTTGATGAAGCCGGCAACCTGGTCGCCACCGTTCCCATCATGGCGGACAATAAGGCCCTCGAACGGCTTGCCCTCATCACCGCGGCGCCGGCTATGCTCTCCATGCTCAAGTGGCTGGAGGAAATCACCGACGTTCCCGAGAGGAATTGCTCGTGCCACATCTCTCCACCTTGCAGCGATTGCGTCGAGTACGGTGCCATCCGCGAGGCCATGGAAAACACCCGGACGCTCATCGCCAAGGCGGAGGGCCGGGCATGACCTGCCCCAAGACCTGCCGGGAGTGTTGCGGCGACGGCTTTGTCCGGCGCGACGAGGAGCGGCCTGTCCGGTGGCGCTGGAGCGAGGCCGAGGGCTATGACCCCACCAACACCGAGACCTGTCCCCGCTGTGGTGGGGATGGGTATGAGCCCGAAGATTCAACAGAGGAGAATGACCAATGAAGTCCACCTATGACAAGGTTGCCGCCGAGGCTTTCGCCGGTGACCCCACCCCCCGCGACGAGATGGAGCCGTGGAAGCGCATCTCCATCCTCATTCAGTCCGGGATGAACTACGCCATGGCCGCCGAGATTGAGCGCGGCGTGACCATCAAGCACTCACAGGTTGCCGAGGGGGTGGCCCATGCCCTTTCCTCCATCATCTACAACATCCACGCTAACGCCATCGACTACATCGACAAGGAGGCGGCCGACAGAACGGTCCAGTACATCCGCGCCCAAGTCATCATGGCGGTCACGCAATGCCTCAACAATGCGGCCCCCGAGACCCTCGTGACCGGCACGACGGTTACAATCAAGCCTCCCAACTGAGTGCGACATCCCGCCACATTACCGGGTCACCGATTTTCGTTTACATAGTGAGACGAAAGGAGACACGAAATGAAGGGACTTTCAGTTTACATTTTCTCGAATCCCCTGTTCCGCAAATGCGCGAACGGGGGGCTTTCCGAGACCCATAACGAGGCTCTCGTGGTGGGCGACGACATCCCCGAGATTTTTGAGGCCAAGGGCCTCCCCGTCTTGAAGCTGGTCAAGGGCAACCTGCCCGGTTGCGCCAAGCTCATTCCGGCTGATGCCGGGGGCAAGTGGGTGATGTTCGGCGGCAGTTATGCCGGATGCTCGGACGGGCGCTTTGTTCGGGCAGTCGAGAAGATCACCGGAGCCCCCTTCCTTGGGGCGCTCCCCATCCATGACCGGATTGAATAGGAGGACACCATGAACCACTATGAAGCAAAGCAGGAGGCCCGCCGCGAGCGCCTCCTCGCCCGGGCGGAGAAGCTGGATAGGATTTCAGCCGCCCGGTTCAAGGCCGCGAGCGCCGAGGTTGCGGGCATCCCGTTCGGACAGCCCATCCTCGTCGGTCATCACAGCGAGCGCCGCCACCGCGCCGCCCTCGCCAAGCATGACAGCCACATGCGGAAGGCCATCGAGGCAGACAAGGCCGCCGCCCGGGCTCGCTCGGCCGCGGAATCGGTGGGCTCCGCCGGTATCTCGTCGGATGACCCGGATGCACCGGACAAGCTCCGCGAGAAGCTGGAGAAGCTGGAGGCTGCACAAGCCCGCATGAAGGCGGCCAACGCCGCGCTCCGCAAGGGCGACGATGCCGCGCTCAAGGCTCTCGGGTTCTCCGAGAAGATGATCGCGGAACTCAAGGTCCCTCAGTGGGGCAACGGCCGCGGCCCCATCGGCTTCCCGCCCTACGCTCTCAGCAACAACAACGCCAACATCAAGCGCGTGAAGGACCGCATTGCCCACCTCGAACGTGCCGCGACCCGCGAACACAAGGAGGTGGACATCGGAAACACCGGCATCAAGTTGGTGCAGAACGTCGAGGAGAACCGGCTCCAGATCATCTTTCCGGGCAAGCCGGACGCCGAGGTCCGCGGCAAGCTCAAGGCCTCCGGGTTCCGGTGGTCTCCGACCTCGGGCGCATGGCAGCGCCACCTCGGCAACTCGGCAATCTGGGCCGCCGAGTCCATACTCAAGGAATTGCGTAGCAAGGAGGTGACCTCGTGAAATGGGCATTCAACGCGCTCGGCAGACTGGTGAGGGCGGCTCCGGCCGCCCGCGCTACCGTCACGGCGATGGCCGACGGGATGTTCCGGGCAAATGTGTGGACCCGCAAGGGGCAATCATCGGCCACCTTCTACAGTCCGATAGATGCCCAAGATTGGGCCGACTACATCATGGAGGGAGGAGAATGACCGCCACCATCCGCGAGAAGATCAAGGGCTACGAGCGCAACCGGTCCCAGATGCGCCTCGCCAACCGCTACCTCGCCCGGGGCTATGACCAAGGGCTCAAGGAGATGGCGTTCACCGAGGAGCAGATCGCCAAGCTCAAGGTGCCCGACCTCAACGGCAAGATTGGTTTTGGCCCGGACCTCATCCGCCGGGCGACCCAGCGAATCTATGAACTCAAGAAGCAACTCAAGGAGAAGGCCAATGTCTGACATCATCAGGAGGGAGTCCGCGTTTCCTCGAAACTGGAAGGGCTATGACAATGCCCGGGTGGCGAGCTACGCCGACCCCGGCATGACCCTCCGGGATTACTTCGCGGCTCAAGCCCTCGCCGGATGGCTGGCAAGTTTCGCAACCGACGTGTCCCCCAAGCCCAAGGGGGTCGCCGAGTTTGCCTACCAGATGGCCGATGCCATGCTGGCAGAGAGGAGCAAGGGAGGGGCATGAGCGACTTCATGAAAAAGACCTGCGCCCTCTGCCCGTTCTCCCGGAGCAAGACCCTGTGGCTTTCTCCGAGCCGGGCGGCCGATTTCGCGTACATGGCACAGAACCGCTACAATGATTTCCCCTGTCACAAGACGGCCGACTATCAGGAGGAGGACGACTACGGCAGGGGAGGCTATGTCCACGGCGAGAAGTCCAAGACGTGCCACGGATTCCTCACTCTCCAGAGCGCCGAGAACGGTAACCCGCCCGAGGGATTTGTTCCCGATGGGGATGGGTTCGAGGACGTTTACGAGATGATCGAACACCACGAGGAACATGCCGGGGAGGAGGAGTAGCCATGCGAACCCTGATTGCCGTGGCTCTGGTGGCCGCCTACAGCCTTCCCGCCCTCGGGCAAGGGGTATGCACCGGGAACTGCACAACGCTCTACAAGAGGCCCCTGAGCGCCCGGGAACTGTGCTTCGCCCAAACCACCACCCTCCGGCAGGTGGTCGAGGCGCAATCCTTGGAGATTGTCCGGCTCCGGGCGGAACTGGAGAAGGCCTCCGCCCCGGTGCAGGTGGTGGCGGCAAAGCCGGTGAAGCGGGAGCGGTGCAAGCGGGGCAGGACCCGGAACTCCGCCGGAGTGTGCGGCCGCTGGAAATGATTGGGACTTATATACATGACTACCTGTCATTCTCTGATCTTCTTCGCCGTGCGCGCCATGTCTATAAGAAGGTCACGAAATGCCGTAGGCGTCGCGATGCGCGGGCTGCTGTCAGTGCCCCCGCCCTTGAATGACAGTTCACCGTTGCGCTTGGCGCGCTCCAGTCCGTATTTGTCGATTGCCCATTGCGGAATACGAGGTTCACCAATTCCCCAATCCAGTTCGGGAAGGTCGCAATAATAGGCCACCAGCAATGTTGGCTTGCGGGCGTAATGACCATAACGTCCCTGTTCGACGCAGCACGTCCAACCGCCGTCGCCGGTTGGTATCCAGCCACCGTTCCGGGGCGGAACGGGGATGTTAAAGTGCTTCCATGCGGCGCTACCAAAAGGATGCTCCAGAACACCGCCCCATCGCCTCACAGCCGCTATTGCGGCCTTGAAGCATCCGCCATCGTCGCCTTTGACCTTGCGAATACCAGTCTTTGCGATAACACTTGGGCTTCCCGCCCACATCTTGCCCCAACGCTGACAGGGCGGGTGAGCAACAACGGGATGTGGACCGTGATAAGAGCGTGCATCTCGGGTTGCATCCCAAGGGTCCACGCCCGGCATCCCGAAATAACATCCGCTTGTTTCCACATATAAAGCCGCGATCATGTCAGTTTCGGTAGTCATGTATATAATTCCCAAATGATTGGACCCCCAACTCCCGCCTTGAGGGGTGGGGGAGCCGAGGGTCCTAGCGTTGCGAGGCAATCACAAAGCCCCCGGGTTCTAGCCCGGGGGTTTTGATTCCGTCAACCGTCTCTTGCGGTTCGCGGCCCGGTGGGCGGCGTCATAGCTGTTGTGGCATTTCTGGCACCAGTGCCGGAGGTTCTCCATCCGGTTGTCGGTGGGGTCATGGTTGAGGTGGGCCACCGTGAGGATGACCTTGATAGGCGGGAGCCAGCCGCACCCGATTACGTCGGCCCGGAAAGCGGAATCAATTTCAGCCTCATAGACACGGCGCAACTCGACTTCGTCGCGGGCCGCCTGTTCCACCTTGGCGCGGAGAGCGGTGATCTCATCGGCTTGGGCTTTGACAAGTTCCCGCATTTCGTGCCGCAACTCTGCCGACGATGGCAAAGTTTGATCCGGCGCGGGCCGGAGTTCTGTCTCAGGCGACTCCTTGTCCGCTGCCGCCTGTTCGGCCGCTTCAAGTCTGCTCATCGGATTCCTCCTTGGTCTCAATCTTCAATGGCTCACCATGCTCCATGTCCTTCGGCCCGAGCAATGTGGCAACGTGTCGCTTGCGCCGCTCCACCTCCTCGGGGGTGAGCTTGAACTGCCGGTCCTTTTCCTCCTCCTCCCGCCGGGCATGTTCCCGGAGTGTCCACCGGGCGCGGGACAGGAGGGCAAGGCGCTTGTTGCGCTCGGCTTCGAGGGCCTCCTTCACGTCGGCGAGGGAGACGGCATACTTGAGCCGGGTCGGCAGGCCATCGACCGGGTTGCAGATCGCCTTGATGAACTCGTGGTCATAGGCCGAGAACAGCGCGGTGAGCGCCGTGACGAATACCTCCGGGTCATTGAAGGCCTTGGCCGGGAACATCCCCATCAGGGTCCGCGCCGAGGAGGCCGCAAGCTGGGGGTGGGTGGTCACGTCGCCCCGGGCCTCGATGGCCTCGATCAACTCTTGCGCCTCAGTAGGCGAGACCAGAGGGGTCCGGTGGTTGAGGTCCTTCGGGGCCATCATCCGGGTGACGATGCTGGCTAATCTTTCCTTCGAGGTTGTCGAAAGCGGCTTCCATTGCTGCTTGGTTGGCAGGTTTTCCATAGGTTTTCCTCTCGGCATAGCGGCGGAGCGAATTACGGAACGTGGCTTGCCAGTCGAGCTTGGTGCCCTTCTGGCCCGGGACCCCTGCCCAATAGTCGCGGAACTCTTGGAGGGCTCGCTTCCAGTCCCCGTTCGAGAACTTCAACTCCCGGGCCGTCGCCTCGCAACTGCTGTCCGGGATGAAATCCTCCGGGAGCCGGGTGCCCTTGCGGGTTTTGACCGGCGGCTCGGGCTCGTCGCCCGGGGGTGGGGGTGGAGCGGATCTTG